GTCTGCGTTCACCGGTGCAATGGGGTCGACCCCCACCGACTACAGTCCTCCGCTCTCGACTACGGTCAACTACACTCGACCGGGGTCGACTACACTCGGCCCTCCTCAACTAGGGTCGACTACACTCGACTACACCCGCCTCCCCTCGACCGTAGTACAGTTAGTTAGCCTAACGAACTGGACTACACTCGACCGAGGTCGACTACACCCGACTAGGGTCATAGAGGGTCGACTACACTCGGCTACACCCAGCTACAGTCACCTACACCCACCTATCCTCGACTACACCCGTCTAGCCTCGACTAGGGTAGGTTAGGGTAGGGTACAGTAGACTAGGGTAGGCTAGGCTCGACTAGGGTAGGGTACAGTAGGGTAGGGTCAAGGAGGGTAGACTAGGGTCGACTACACTAGGGTAGGGTAGCGTACGGTAGAGTACGCCCGTATACACTAGGCTAGGGTCAAGTACGGTAGGGTAGGGTCGACTACACTAGGGTATAGTCAGCTAGGGTAGGGTACGGTCGAGGGCAGTAGAGTACGGTCAACTACGGTAGGGTCCTCTAGAGTGTACCCGAGTACGGTCAACTACGGTAGCGTACGCTAGAGGGCACCCGACTAGGGTCAACTACGGTAGCATGTAGTCGAGTAGGGTCGAGTATCGAACGTTAGTACGATCGAACGAACGTTCTATCGAACGGTCGAAAAACGGCGTCCGTTAGAACGAACGTTCTAGAGTACGGTCGAGTACGGTCGACTACACGCGGGGATAAACGAACGGCCCCGACCGAAGTCGGGGCCGCGCGTCGGTACTCGTTACGCCGCGTCGGCTTCCGCGTCGTCGTCGTCGTCCGCGTCGTCGTCCGCGTCGTCCGCGCGGAGCGCTTCGGCCTTAGCCTTAGCGGCGGCAACCGCCGCCTCTAGCTTCGCGATAGCGGCCGCCTCGCGCTCTTCGGCCTTAACCTTAGCGGTCCGGGCCTTAGCAAGCCGCTCTTCGGCGACCTTCGCGCGGTTCGCTTCCACGTTCGCGAGGTAGTTACGCGGGTCCGACTTCCACGCGTCCGACTTTTGGAAGTCCATCCGGGTCGATCCGCCGAGGGCAACTCCCTTACGGAACGACGCGAGGTCTATTCCCTTCGGGAGGGTACCGCCGAAAACTTCGGCGATAAGGAAGTCGGCGAACGCTTCCATCGTAGGCGTAGCGTCGGCGGTCGCGTAGCGGGTTAGGTCTTTCACGGTAAAACTCCCTACCGGGAGTCCGGCGCGCGGACCGTACCGCGCCGTCCCGAACTCCCTTACGTAAGTATAACGCGTTAGGACGCTAGTACGTTCCCCGTTTCGTCCGATAGGACGTTTTTTTTTAAGTTAGGTCCCTCAACTACCCTCGCCTAGGGTCGGAGGGTCAAGCCTACGGTCGACTACAGTCGACGGGGGTCGACTACACCCGAGTACGGTCGACTGTAGTCGAGTACGGTTGGGGGTAGTCGACTACACTCGACGGCGCTCGACTGATTTCCTACTAGACCGGCGGTTTGCTAGATAGATAGCTCGCGGCGATGTAGTCGACCCTAGTCGAGTAGTCGACCGCAATCGACGACGGTTGAGGGTAGTCGACTACAGTCGAGACCGGTCGAGCCTAATCGAGAGCAGTCGAGTTTAGTCGAGGCAAATCGAGGTCGGTCGAGTTTAATCAAGCGCTATTGAGTCTCGTCGAGGCAGGTCGAGTTGTACCTCCGGGGTTCACGTAGCCGGAGCACGTCTAGGCACATCCGCGCCACATCTAGCTGGGCCAGGTTCGAGTTTAGGCCCTGAGAGGCATGTAGTCGAGCCTAGTCGAGGTAGATCGACGATTGTATCGTCGCGTTATTGAATCGTTACCCTCTGAAGGTCAGAAAACGGGAATTTTTTCGGCCGTTCGGACGTTAGTCCGATAGGACGCCGGAACGGCGACCGATCGCGACTAGGGAGCAAGGATGGCTAGGGCCGGAGGCGATAAGCGAGGTAGCAACGGCGACCGTAAGAAGCGGCGCGAGTGGTTGGTATCTCCCGAAGCAGGGTTCGGCGGCAACGGTAGCGAGGTCAAGTGCTTCTGGGAGTGTGGACGTGAACTCAACGTCTGGATCGTGGAAGCTGACCGGATCGTGCCGGGCGGTAGCTACCGACGCGACAACATCGTGCCTGCTTGCCGTCCTTGTAATCTCGCGCGATCGGACGATGCCTTCCTAACTGTGCAAGAGATAGCCGAGCGGGTAGCTCGAACTGCAGCCAAGCGGGGCAGCCTAGTGCCTGCCCTTGCAGGGTGAGGAGGAAACTGATGACGCGGAAAGAAGAGCTTGCGAAAGCTCTTGCAGAGCTGGCTGAGGCGGAAGCCGCGCTAGCTGCAGCCCAAGCCGGGGTTGGGGTAGCGAAAGCTGCAGCGCCGGAAGCGCGCCCGGCTCGTAAGGCTGCAGCCCCGAAGCGGACGACGCGCCCGGTACACCGTAGCGAGCTGCGATCGGAATGCAGCGGGACGGGCGAACGGTTCCCGTCAGATACGCGACTACGGGTCGACATGACTCCGGTCGTGACGAAACAGTATGACCCGATGGATCGGCCGAACGAGTACAAGCATGAGGGCGTCGAATGCCTGCTCGTCTTCGACGTCAAGCAAGGGTTCATGGACAGCGACAGCTGGAAGCGCTGCAAGTGCCTCGGCTGCGTAGAGATTAGGAGAGGGTAACAACATGGAGATCAAGCGAGTATTCATCGTCGCGTTCGACGACGCGGAGCGTACTGCTATCGCGAACACCATCCCGTTCCTGCGCAAGAAGAATCTGCCGGTGGCTGCAGATGAGCTGCAAGGAATCCTGGACAGGTACGACGATGGCGAGGCGCTCACCGCGAGCGACATCAACCGCGTGCAGATATGGGTCAAGCACCGGCTGGGCAAGAGCAACTGGACAGAAGAGATGAGGAGGGCATCACTGTGAGGCAAGGCGTCATAACTCAGATCATCGCGGCTCTGCGGTCGGAAGACCCGGATGTCCGTGCATATGCCGCGCACTACCTCGATGAGGTCGCGCGAACCCGCGCTGGGCACTGGCACCCTGATGCCGTCGAGTGCAGCGAGCGTTGCCCGATGGGTGACGAGCGTACGCGGGAATCATTCAACAAGATACTACTGGAGGCATGAAGTGACCGTCCAAGCAATCCCGAGTCGCAAGCGCGAGGTAACCCGCGCGGCCATTGCGCTCACCATCGAGATTCTGATCGTTGCGGCGATCGGCCTGCTGGTTAGCCACATGTTCACCATCGACCACTTCGATCGTGTCTACGGCTTCAGCTTCGGCACCAACAGCCACTACTGCTACCTGGACCTGGACCAGTGGCACGCGCTCGTGTGGGGATGTGAGAGTGCGCGATGAGCATCAACGACAAGACATGGGAGATGACAGTCCGCGTCCGTGTGACGACCATGAGCGGCTGGGAGCCAGAAGGCTCTGATGTCGAGGGGTGGCTTGAGGATGGCAGCACCCTTGAGTTCGTAGCGCTCGATCGAGTGCAGGAAGTCAAGCAGGTCGGCTAGTCCAGCTGGGGTCGGGGTGGCGCTCGGATGCACCGTCCCGCTCCCGGCTAGTCTCGCCGAAGGCGCGAGATGCAACAGGAGGAATGATGGAAGCCCTGTACGGATTTCTGATAACCGTCGCGAGCGTGGCGATGTACTGGCTGCCCACAATTGTGGCTGCAAGGAGGAAGGTGCCTCACGTCGGCAGCGTTGCGGTCATCGACGGCTTGCTGGGCTGGACTGTGATCGGATGGGTCATCGCGATGGCCATGGCGTGCCGCAATCGCTAGCGGCTAGCGTAGCTGGTCCCGCGCTCGGCTAGCTTTCGGACGCGGCACCGGCTAGGCTTACCGACTAGGCAGGTAGGCAGGAACAAGGAGGAATGCAACATGGCTCTTGGAAGCGCGAGCATCTTCGACGACATCCAGGCTGGCTATTGGGATGACGGGCTCGACGCCATCATCGAGATAGCGGTCGCACGGCGCACCTTCCTGCGTGATGCGAAGGGTGCAGAGAACAAGATCGACTTCGTGCCAGGTACTGCGGTCAGGGTGATCAACATCAAGCCGAAGTACCTGTCCGGTATCACCGGCGTCGTCAGCACGAGGATTGCAGACCGTCGCGGCGACCTGATGGTGGAGGTCGACCCCAGGTTCTACCGTCGGCTCGGACGCTACAGCACTACGCTGAGCATTCCGGCGTCAAGTCTGGAGAAGGTGTGATGGAGCAAGACCCGCCGCAGCCGACCAAGGAAGAAATGCAGAAGGCTGGCTGCCTATACATCATGTCAACCATCGATGTGTACTCAGAAGCTCACGCTGAACACATGCGCATCAACGGGGACTGCCCGTGGTGCGGCGCGTACGACAAGAGCAAGTGGCTCAAGTCATGAGCGCACGAACCGATGCAGCGCTTCGCGTGTACGGCGAGGCGCTGCTCACCGGCAATACTGAGGATGTCCTCGCGGCAGACGCCGAGGTGGACGCGGCAATCAAGGAGGAACTATCATGAGTGGTCAAATCCCGCCGTATGGCGAGAACTTCAGACACGGGCGGGTTGGTACGTGGAACCCGATCTTCTCTGACACGATCTACCAGCTCAAGGCGAACAACGAGTGGTTCATCCGCTCGGACAAGAAGTCGAAGAAGTGGTACGTGTTCGTCGGGTGGAACCGCGACATGGCCACAAGAATGGGCAAGGTTCAGCCCAGCCTGACCAAGGCGATGCAGCTGCTGCTCGACGGCATCGCGGGCGAGTTCTACGACATCACCGGGGCCGCACACGCTCCCGACTGCGGGCTGCAGGGTAGCGGCCTGAACAAGCGCTGCACGTGCGGCATTGATGAGAAGGCGGCAAGCAATGTGTGAACACGAGGGCAAGCCATGCCCAGGACGATCCTGCAGGTGCGTATGTGACAACTGCGTGCTCGGCGACGGCGACGAAGAGACATTCGAGGTGCACGAAAAGACCTACAGCTGGGGCACGGTCGTCAGCGTGTACCGTGGAGGAAGGAGGACTATGTTCGTCGACGTGTACAACACCGGCAAGTACGCCGTGTACGCGGAGTCATCATGGTGAGGGAATGCCAGATATGCGGACTCAGCATGCGCATGTGCCGTGAGCATAAGAAGGTCATGGCGTACAGACAATGCATGGTGATCATCTTCATCATGGATGCTGTGTTCGGTTCTGGCATAGCGCTAGCTGTAGCGGCCCGTAGCTATGCAGCGCTGGGTATCTTCGTTGTGGCGGCAGTTACATCCGTCGTGCTGACGGTGAAGAGCTGACTCCGCGCGGGCAGGGTCGGTCGGGGTGGTGCCCAGGTGCATCCTCCCGGTCGGCCCCGACTGCACGGTGCGGTCGACGTACGTCCGAACGTACGGTATAATTACCGTAGGGCCGAACGAATCAAATCCGACAAGTACGGAAGGCAACAACATGAGCACCGACTCAAACGGCAGGAGCGATCGTCACTTCTTTATGACGATCGTGCCGACCAACACTAGCGGCGAGGGAGACCCTGCTTGCAAGCTCGTGGTAATCGAGCACATTTGTGTCATCAGCGAGCCGATCAACGCGACACATGCGAACGACATGGACGTCTTGGACAGGGCGCGCGTGCAGGTAGCGCAGCGTCTCGGCGTGCCGGTCGAGAATGTGGAGTACTGACATGAGCCACTACGACGAACGCGACTATGAGGAAGAGGCGGCCAACGCTGCCTTGATGCAAGAGAACGACGACGACTACTGGCTCGGACCGCCATGCCCCGACTGCGTTCACGCGCGTACGTGCGAAGCCTGCAAGGCCGAGGATGCATACTACGCGTGGATGGAAGAACGCGTTGAGCGGCTCGGCCCAGACCTCGCGATGGTGCCGGACGAGATGCCGTGCTATGACTGCGGCAGGCACCTCCCCAAGCGCATCTGCCAGACCGACGAATGGGGCATGAGTTTCGTCATGCGTCGAGTGGTCGCGCTCGGCCCCATTGCAGAACCTCACCGTGACCCGACGCAAACCTACCGGCTCGTATGCCACCACGGAGCTATGTGATGGACATACCTCGACAGAACACCGAGCCATACCTCAAAACATACGACCTCAGCCCAGAAGACATGGAAGACGGGCCTGACGGCGAAAAGACGATGGTCACTGACAAGGCCATCCGCAAATACATCGTCATTACCATCGATGACGAGTTCTGGGACCAGGTCGACACTGACAGACTCATCATCGAAGACAACACCTGGTACTCACCGCAGACATTCGGGTCGTTCGGCGGGGAATGGCACATCGACGGTCCTATCATCCAAATCACTATGGACCCGGAAGATTAGGAGGCACCATGAACGAGCACGAGGTCGGCGACGCTAAGGATGCAGCGTTCTTCGTGGCGAACGAGGTCGTGAACGAGTACCACGCGTTCCCGGTCGTACAGCGTGCAGACATCGGCGGGGCGAACGTCATGTTCATCCTGATCAACCAGACATGGTACAAGTTCGAGGTCAAAAAGGTCATGGACCCGGAACTCGTTATGAAGCTGGAGGCACTCACCCCATGAGGTCCACTGCAGAGATCGAACAGGAGATGGAGCAAGTCAGGCAAAAGCGAGCTAAGCTGGTGACTGATCAGCCGCCCGGATGGATGGCTGACTACGCCCCGCTGCAAGTAAAGGTCAGCGAACTAGCTGCCGAATGGATGGCAGCAAGGCAGGAGGAAGAAGGCAAATGAGCCACATCATCCAGAACTACACCGACGAGGCGGAAATCTGGCGCGACGCATGGCGCATCGCTGACCCCGGTGCAGCCAACCCGGTCGCGGTCGCGCGTACGCTGTTCGCGGCGTCGGCGTTCCTGGACCATCAGATCGGCACGGACGGAGTGCGAAAGCATCCCGCGCTTCGGCTCATCGCGGCGCAGCTGGCCTCGCTGTACAGCGTCAATGCTGACGGCGGTGGTATGGGAGACGACGACGACTTCATCAGCATCGTCCAGCGCGAGGCGAAGGCACAGGAGGCGGAAGCACAATGAAGACCATCACGGTCGACTGCCCGATCTGCAGCGCCAAGGTATCACGTGACCTCGATATCATCGAGCAACCGCTGACTCTCAACCAGGCCGACCTGATCGGCGTCCTCATGCGAGGAGTCAGTAACAACTCCAAGCTGAACTGGTACCAGTTCGGCAGCCGTGACGCCGACCACCCGCTGACTATGGTGATGCGAGCGTTCACTCACGACGGTGGCGGCTTCCTCAGCGAAACCGATGACATCCGCGAGGCGTACGTCTGGTGCTCAGGCTTCATGGAGCGCTGGTTCAGCGTCAGCGACATCATCAAGGCCCTCGACAACCTCGACGGCAAGCACGGTACGGAAAACCCCATCGCAACGATCGACTAGGAGAAAACCATGAACAAGCAGCAGATGACCGATCTGGTCAGCCTCATCGTGGAACGCGTGTATGGCGACACGGGCAACGTGAGCCTGGGCAGTTCGCCCGGATGCGGACCCGTGAAGCTCCAGATCGGCTTCGTGAACAACATTGTCATGCACGACGGCGTCATCATCACCGACGCACCGCCCGTCGTCGCCGAACTGGTGATGGACTGGGTCGGCAAGAATGGTTCCGGGGACGATGGCCCTCCGGTGGCTGCCTCGCCTGGATATGGCGGTCTGTTCATCCGCTAGCTCAGCACGCAAGAACGCCCCGGCCTATGCGGGTAGGTCGGGGCGTTCTGCGTTGCGGCACCAGTGGCCGGGAATCGAACCGCGGTTACCATGCTGCTTCTCACTGGTACCTGGGGCCCCGCAGCAACGTGGAGAGGCCGGGGTCCGACCCCTGCCGGAAGCACGGCTCAGCGCGAGCCTCCCCTGGTGCAGCCGGTACGTTGCTCAGCTGCAGCTTCAACCTCTTGAGTTGTCAGACCCATTGCGCCGAGAAAGTCCAGGTGTCGAACAACAGACTCACCTCCATCCGGGCTCGGCCCCGACGCTACGATTCTATGCACCTGCCGACCACCCCGACCGGGCTTGTACCGTCCGAAGGGGCGGACGTACTAACTAAACGAAGTTAATCCTGCAATGATGATTTAGTTCGTTAAGTTAGTAGGGCCAGCCCTAACTATGTATCCTTACGCCCGAGCAGGTCGCCGTTGACGCGGTCACGGATCGCGCCGTGTGCATGAGGGATGCCAAACGCCTTGCCGTTCTCCTTGGCCAGACCTTTTCGCTCACGATCTCCAAGGCCCTCATCCTCGGGCAGTGCAGCGTTCTTGCCAGCGCGGAGGCCATGCTTGTTGATAAGCCGATGCCGAACCTTATTGGCATTCGGGTCATCACCGCGACTTGATCTGGACATCAGTACTCCCTGCGGTTGTTCCTTGCTCGCCTACCGCCGGTAGCGGGCTGGCCCGCGTCACGCTTGGCGTTGTTGGTGTCCTGGCGTGCCTTCTTGGCTGCACTGGTGCGACCGCCACCGACCCTGGCCTTGATCGCACCTTGCGGGTTGTCGGCTTCCCACTGCTGGTGGTTGGCCGTGCGCCGGTCCATTTCGCCTGACGCTACGAGCGCGTGAAGCGCTCTGCTCAGCTTAGGCACTTGTCGTCACTCCTTGCCGAGGCTGCATGCCCTCGCTGCTAATGGTGCGAATGGTTGATATCTCACCTGAGTTCACACTGTCGAACTCGATGCCGAGCATGTTGCCGTGGCCATCCCAGACCAGGGTAACGCCGAACTTGCGGAACTGATGAGTGTGCTGCGGCTCAACGCCTGGAGGTGTCGGCTCACGCTTTACGTAGACACGTCCGGTGTCCTTGTCGAGTATGACTTCCACTAGCTGCCCCTTCTAGCGCGCATTGCACGTCCTGTTATGGCGATCCTGCCGCTGCCTATCTTGCCGTTGTTTTCGCGTTCAAGCGCATCTATCTCGCGCTGGCCAAGCCCAGCATTCTCTGGCCTAGCAGATGCACGAGGTGACGCGCCACCTCGATGACGCGTCACCTTGCCGGCCTTGAGCTGCTTGTCAGCGTCCCTGTCGCGTTTGGCCTGTGCAGACTTACGGGCTTTCTCAGTCCGCGCTTGCTCTGCACGCCTTGCTGCACCAGACATGACTCGACCTCATGCAGCGGCGACCTGCGGCCTCGTGGCTTCCTGCAGCTTGGCCATGATCACGGCCGCACCGTTGTCGGTGTTCTCCTCAACGAGCGCCCTGGCGGCCCGCTCGTCTCCACCGTTGGTAACCATCTCAGCCTCTACGGCTGCGTCCATCCCTGGCATGTTCCTGCCTCCTGTAGTTCCGGCACCGTACCGGGTATCGCCCGAGTCTATACGAAAAGTCGTTCGAGCGCTACTGCAAGAATCTAGGCAGCTGCACGCCTGGTCGACTCCGGGTGTGCACGCCTGTAGGCTCGGAGTCCATCGATGGGGATGCGACCGTTATGGCCAAGCTTGCCGCCTTGCTCGACCCACCATGCAGCTATCTCCATGTTCTTGGTCGTCGGGCGTGAACGCCTACCTGCAGGCCGTGAGGACTTGGGCCGGGTACGCGTGCGAGAAACCGAATGCAGGCGCGGTCCGGGTGGGCCCTGCGGCTCTGGGCGAGGCTGAGCCGGCGGCTTGGGCTTCTCAGGCTTGGGCGGCTTGGGCGCTGGCTCGGGCATGAGCACGGGCTGAGCGTCTTCCTCCAGCTTGAAGCGTGCAAGGTTGCCCTCGGTGATGAAGTCCCTTCGTGCACGAAGACCATCGCGGTACTCCCTGAACGTGCCGCCGAGTAGGAGCCAGGTTGCAGGACCGTACCCGGACTTGGCCGAAGGGTGAACGTAGCCGTGCCTGATGAGCTGCTTCCGGTGAACCCAGCCTAGGTGCAGCTCGTACGCGAGGACGGCTGCGACGGGCGCGGTCGCCCAAACGATCCAGGCGTGTTCGTGCACCCAGAGCGCGGTGTCGCTGTGGAAGCTCTGCACGAATGCGCCGAGGGCTGCGAACGCGATAACGGTGGCTCGTGCAAGCCATCCGCTGAAACCCTTGCGCCGGTGCTTCAGGCCGATTCGTGCAGCGAAGAGCGCCACGCCGTCGAACGCTGCAGACATACCGGCTGCGAAGATCGGCGGCACGCCCACCGCCCGAGCGATCGTGTAGAAACCGAGCCAGCTGATTGCGAGGATGGGAACGAGGATGCACGCCCACAGGAACTCTCCGGTTAGTGCATCCAGCACTTTCTTAGCTCTGTCCACTTTTCTGCCTTCCGTCTGGACGAGCTTTAAGCGTAACGCTCTCACGGCCGGAAGTCCTAACGTCTGGGAGAAAAGCCTGATCGGACCGGCGAGTCGCGATCCCAGCGTTACTGCACGCGAGGATCATCGAGGGTAGTCGACCGTAGTCGAGCCAGGGTAGCGGCGAGACATCGTGCAGCGTCGACCGGGTACTTGTGCCAGCAGACAGACGATGGGCCATAATCGTAGCAGAACAGGATCGGCTTGCCGCATAGCCTGCAGTTCCAGCCGAGGTCTAGTCCTTCGATGCACATTGCTCTGCCTCCGGCGGAATGCGTAGTTGATAGCAGTCGGCGTAGTAGAACTTGTCTGTTCCGACGGTCGGCTGATGTATCTCGATGATCGGCGGCGTTATCATGCCGAATGGGACATCGAGTACTGCCCACTTCGAGCTGTCCTGGGTGACGTAGACTACCCTGTTGCGCTCTGGGTCTGGCTGTGACATAACATACCCTTCCTGTATCCTGGATGTGGTTCCTGTGGACGCTTGCGGGTTCGCATCGTAGCTGCCTTGCCTGCCGCTCCCTGACGGCCTGATCGAGTGGCGTGGTGATTAACACATAGTCCGCGCAAGGCTTCTACACGATGGTCCCAAGGCTCGCCTATGTGATCCGCGTCGGTCGAGCGGTTAGGACAGCGCCCAGGTTCTGCCTGATCTTCTTTGAGGCTGCCCCACATGCACTGCGGATCACGTGTTAGCACAAACGCGCGTATCTGTCCCCAGTTTGGCGGCAGCGGGACTCTGCGCCAGCTACCGGTCGACATTCCGGTCCGTAATCGTGATCAAACGCTTGCCGCTGAATACCTGCCGGCTACGGACTATGATCGGCGCGCAGTAGTGCGGCAAGAACTCACCGCACACTTCGCAGATGTTCATTGGTATCGCCAGCTCTTCGATTTCAATCATCTCCGCCTCCTTTGCCTCTGCACTAGCGTAGCTGCCTCGCGTACGCATCCGTCGACATCTTGGAATACCTCCAAGCCGCCGAACCTGATGATATACCAGCCATTGGCCTCTAGCCAACGCTGCCGCCTACGATCGGCCGCAATAGCCTGCGTACTGCTATGCGTTCGATGGCCGTCTAGCTCTATGCCTATCATTTGCCTGGGCAGAGCAAAGTCGAGACGATACTGACCGACCTTGTATTGATGTACCAGTCCATTGAGAGGTCGTAGCCGTAGCTTCTGGTGTGCACGCCAGAATGCGTCCTCAATGGGCGAGACGAGCAGTACCGACCTCCGCGCGGGCGTAGGTACTGATTTGAATATGAATGGGAATCTGCGATGTTCGGCCATGAGTATATCCTACCCCGCGTCACGGGATTCTTTCTGCAACTGAATTGTCAAAACTTGCCTCCGATAATTTTGCGCCAATCCTACTATTCCGAACCGCGTAAACCCCGTACGAGCTTCCCCCTCCGACTTGCCAAGTGAGCTGCCGTAACCCATACAGCTCGTACCGGAAAGGGCGCTCGTACCGACCTCCCTTCGGGAGGTACGAGCTTCCGGCGTACGAGCATGGGTGTACGGGTCGTACGAGCATGGGTCCTCGGACCGTACGAGCTTCGTACGAGCTTGGCAACATAGATTATTAGGCATCTGGATTATAGTCCTTAGCATAGCGTAGCGGAGCTATGTTACTACTACCAGACTGGCCTGCCTTTACTAGACAGTTGTTCACTACGAGTATCTGAATCGCGGCGCGGACGTGACGCGCTCCTGCGCCCTTGTATGCCTTCTCAATGTCGGCCTTGGCAGCGCCTGTCTTTCCGACTCGACGGTAGATGTCGAGCACCTTGTCGATAACGGCACGCGGAACGTCCTCGTATTCAGTGCCTTCGCGACGCGCATTGGCTCTATCCTTCACCACGCTTCCACGCTCTGGGTGCTTAACGTCGACGCGAAGACTGAATCCATTCTCCTTGTCTCCAGTCGACTTGACGACGAGAGTACCTGCATACATCACGGTAGGGTCGCGCTCGATGCGAGCGCACTCTGACTTGACGAAGCCAGGCCTGTCCTTAGTCAGGATGATCCTCGACCGACCCACAGCGCCACGGATGATAGGATCAATAGCCTCTAGCATATACGCCGCACCAGTGACCCAGTTGAGCTTAGCGATTCCGCCCGCCGCGTAACGAGAACCATTGTTCCTAGCATCAGCATTCACCTTGGTGACATGGTCGGTTGTGATCACACATCGGCCTCGCTTCAGCAGAGGCGCGACGAGCGCACGACGGAACATCACAGGTGAGTTCGGGTCGAATAGCTCCCAGCCGAACAGTCCGTATGCGGACTGGAGCCCATTGAATATGACAAGGTCGCACCGATGCTCGACCGCATCCCACACCGAGTCCTGCGCTGCGTCGACATCCTCTGGAGTCGAGAACCTGAACAGCCATTGGTCACAGACGGCATCCCTGTCGGCACCCATCTCCCTGAGACGGCTGGCGATGTCTATCTCGTCGCCTTCCTCAAAGTCGATCCAGCACACAGAGTGCCCGAAGTCTAGCGCTTGCGACACTGTCTCTGCGAGCAGCATGTCCTTGCCCGCCTCGGTCGCGCCATAGATAGCATTCTCCTTGCCGGCATAGAACATGAACTGCTTGTCTTCGCGCATACCGAATACAGGCTCTTCACGCTTCTTCTTGCCGTCGAATGCAGCCTGCATAGAATGCAGCTTGGCTGGCTTACGCCGACGCCGCTTGGCACGCTCGATGATGGAGTCCTCGGCCTGGACGGCGTGCATCTTAGGGGGCGGCATCAGAAGCCCTCCAACTCATCGCAGACCTCATCCTCTGCGGCTACCTCACCCCCATACCTCGCCACCGCTCCTGTCACCAGCGAGCGCCACTCCTGCACCGCCTTGCCTTCCCCGCGTCGGCGCTGACCCGCGCCACGCTGACCGAGCTTATAGATGAACAGCTCTCGCATCGGAGCGAGTGCAGCGTTGATGCCGACATGCCCTTCGGCCGCAGCCTTTACCAGCTGAGCGATGCCTAGCTTGGCCGCCTCATGCATCGAGCCGCCATTGCTCATGCCGTCCAGGACCCGCACGCCGATCGACTCAACATACCTGCACGGCTCGCCGACCCCATAGTCGATCAGCCACTGGCGCGCGGAGCCATCGAAGCTGCTCTCATTCCATCGCTCGTTGTCTCCGCCGGCCAGCCCGGTGAGGTAGTCGCACCACTCAGTAGGCAGTACCGACATATGCTGCGGAGTAGGCAGCTTGTCGAATGCGCGCATTTCCTTGAACGTATCGACTTGCCTGTACCAGCGGTACTGCCCGCCATTGCGATGTACCGACGGCGAGCAGATCACATACCGCTCATACCAGGTGATCATGTCGATGTCGACCGCAGCCTGAGACGGCCACGCACACGACACATAATCACCCGGCACGATGAACAGCCGGATACCGCTCACGCCGTCCGTCCGCGAGGTCGATACGAACGTCCCAGGTAGCGGGCCCAGCTTATCCTGCAGATCGCCTAGCGAATCGCCGCCATACTTGTCGTCGTACTCGTCTACATCCAGGCCCACGATCCACCGCGGCAGCCTGAGAGCTATGTTGGATCGGGCATACCTGTTAGCCCACATCCTGTTCGTCGTGTCGTCAGGCCAGACACCTTCGCGCCCGTGATACCCGCGTACCATAGGCTGCTTGTCCCTGACTCCGCCCTTCCAGATGGGCAGCGCTTCAGGCCATCCTGCCTTCACGTACCTAAGCGCGGCTTGTCCGTACGGACCTGTCCTTTCTTCGAGGCTCATTCAGTTATCTCCTTGTTTGCAGAGCTGCCCTCACAGCCCTGACCCCGGCCCCGGAAAACTCCGGGTAGCGCGCTACTCGAAAGTAGGGTAGAATCACGGTAGTGGCACCCCTCCTTAGTAGGTTGCCCAGTCTGCCGGACCCTGCCTTCCGCGCGACTGCACCGTAGGGCCCACCAGGTGTCGCGTTCCCCTGGTGGGCCCAGGTCGCAATTGAGGCCTGGACCAGCAAGCTGGTTTGGTCATGTCTCATTCGGGCGAACGGACGTAACCTCCCTAGCCTACTACGGACGGGGCCGCTACGCTAGACCACGATGAAGGCAGGCATTGTGAGCAACAGCATATACGTCATGGGCGTCGACCCAGGCTTCACTTCCGGGGTCACCATTATCGGTGTACCCTATCTCTCCATGTACGGGAACAGCCCGTACCATCGCAGCTACTTCGAGATGTTCGAAGTGTCCGGCAATTACGCCTCTCAGGCCCTCGAAATTGTGGATGCTACACGCGAGTTCTTCCCGCTCGCACTGGTCGTCGAGTCATTCTATCCGGCCAAGCCAATCACTAGCGAAGAGTACCTCAGCCCCGTCCATGTTGGCGACCGTATCGCCTTCTGCGTTGAGACTCACTACGTCCTCTGCCCCTTCTTCTGGCAGACGCCATCCCAGGCAATGGAGACGGCACCGGACTCTCGCCTGAAGCTCTGGAACCTATACAAGCCAGGCCCGGACCACATGAAGGATAGCACACGCCATGTCGTGACCTTCCTTCGACGCTGCCGCGAAGACACTCAGCTCCGCGACTCCGCATGGGGACCAGCCCAGGCCCGGACGCGCCCTGCAAAGCGGGGTTCCCGTCGCTCCCCGCGTCGGTTATACTTAACGTACGGACGCGCGAACGGAAGGCAGACAACAGAGATGCTCCATACGGATAAGACAGACCAGGCACACAGGCTGCTCAGGAGCTACGCCCACACGCCAGGGCAGCAGCAGCAAGTCGATGAGACGTACGTCGACATCCTTGCTGACACCGACAACGAGGACACAGCGATCATGCACCTGGTCGGCCTCGTCCTCGACGGCATCCGGTTCGGCAACTGGTTCTGGAACATGCCGCCTAATGCACAGACGGTCAGGTGCCCGGAGCACGGACACTCACATGCATACGGAGAGTCCCGCAGCCCGCGCAAGGGGCAGTACTGATGGTCCGTCCATACATGGTAGCACTGCCCGAAGTGTTCCCCTACCTCATACGTGGTCCTCTCCACTCGATCGAGGGCATCGTCACCATGCTGATGCGTGGCGGCGTCGGCTGCCCTAACGGCTCATCGTTTGCCCTGACCAGTGAGGGCCCATCTGGCTACCGCTATCTCTACCTCAGCGAGGCCAGCTACAAGACGCTGCTCGACGCCCACATCGTGCCCGGCTTGTTCCAGGTCGAGGTCAAGGAGGAAGCTACCAATGGGTCTGACTGAAGAGGACTTCAAGTGCATCTGTGGCGAAGAGTTCGACTCCATGGAGCTGCTCCAAGCGCACTGGGCGGACGTCACAGCCAAGCCTACCGGCAAGCTGCACTACCGACTCATCAGCATGGCCGGTGAATTCGAGTTCCCGCCCAAGTCAGAGAAGTCCAAGCCTAAGGAGTGAAGATGAGCGTGGTCCGTGACTGGTGGCTAGACAATCGCAAGTGCTGCTGCGGTCACGCGCGCTCTCCTCACCGTCACTACCGCTCCAGGAGCAACAGGCTATACCTAGAGTGCTCGACGTGCGACCCTGGCGTATGCGAACACTTCCAATGGCGACTATTCAAGTGGGTTTACTTATGGACATCTACGGACCGTACGTCGTCACGGCGTACAAGGTAGACAGGCAGATCAAGGATGCCGGGCTCCATCACTTCGGCCCGTTCGAGAGTGAAGACGAAGCCCAGACATTCGCAGACACAGTGGCCTCCCATCCCGAATGGGAGCTGAGCGAGGTCCCAGTCCTCAACAAGCCAGAGGTATTCGGCACGGGTGAAGAGAGACTCTGATGCAACCTGACTGGCCGGCGTGGGCCATGGTCCTCGCCGTAGCACTTGTCCTCACCATAATCTTCTTCGTCCGACGCGAATACAGGAGGCGTCCCCTTGCTCCCCAAGAGGTTGGACTGGTGGATAGCACACCACCTAGGCGAGGACTTCTACACCTTCCTATGGTATCTCCATCTCGTACGCAACGAGCCCCCGCCGACGAAATGCCGTGGAACAGACCGCCAAGGAGATCCACCCGCATGAAGATATATCTCGTCACGGTCGCGGACCAGGCTGTCATCAATGCTCTCGACGCGGCCATCGAGAGTGATGAGCCGCTCTTCATCGGAGACACGACCAACCACGGCCCGATCGCTGAGATTCAGGAGTACGTGAATGTCGACAGCCCCTAGGGCGGGCGTCCTGCTCGACCGCGACGGCACGATCATTGTCGACTATCACTACGTCGGCCACATCGAGCGTGTCCAGTTCATCCCAGGCGCCATCGAGGCAATTAGGCGCTTCAACGAGGCAGGCATCCCCGTCGCCATTGTCACGAACCAAGGCGGCGTAGCTCGCGGCTTCTATCCAGAAGACAATGTCATGGAGGTTCATAGCTACATCCAGCGCATACTAGCGCAGCAGAACGCCTGGATCGACCTGTTCCTGTACAGTCCGTACCACCCGGACGCTAACACGGACAAGTACAGGGGCAACGACATCTGGCACAAGCCGAACGCTGGTATGGCACGCGCAGCAGCGCGGAGTCTCAGCCTCGACCTCACGCAATGCTTCGTCGTTGGAGACCGGCCTACCGATGTCGAGATGGCGCGCCGGATCGGAGCCACGGCAATCTACCTCGGCGCGGAGCCTATACCGTTCTACCACTACGCTAACGAACAGACCGTATCATTCAAATCACTAGGTGACGCAGCAACCTACATCATCGAGAGGATCACGGGTATGTCTCACAGCGAGTTCCCGACCATGCGGTACTCAGGTGTCATCAGCTTCTTCCAGCACTACTCCGACGAGATCACCTCCACGCTCAGCCAGGTCAACAAGTTCGAGGTCGAGCTGGCAGTCGAGCACCTGTACAAGGCGTACAGCGATGGCTCCGCAGTCTGGGTCGCCGGCAACGGCGGAGCTGCAGCTATCGCGGACCACATGGCGACCGATCACGCCAAGCACATGGCCGCGACCGACACGCTGTTCCATAACGTGCACAGCCTTGCGGCGAACAACGTACTCTCCACGGCACTCGCCAACGACATCGGCTATGACGCCGTGTTCTCTTGGCAGCTCGAACAGTTCGGCGTCAAGGGTGACGTGTTCGTCGTGTTCTCCGTATCCGGCGAGAGCAAGAACATCATCCGCGGCCTCCAGGCAGCCAAAGAGCTAGGCATGGTCTCCATCGCCATCGTCGGCGGCGAGGCCGTCACCATCAAGGACGCGAACCTGGCCAACGTAACCATCACCATCCCGGCAACGAACTACGGCGTGGTCGAGGATGTCATGTCGATCATCCAGCACGCCCTCGCTCAGTACATCAGACAGACACAGATGACCGACAAGCAGATCCAGTCCGCTAGGTTCTAGCATGGACGGCCACTGTCAAAAGTGGGCCGCCCTCGGCTACTGGGCTGGCGTCGTAGCGTTCGCAGTATCCCCCAACACCACCGGCCTCATCGTCGGCTGGGTCATCTGTCAAATAACCGCAGCAATAGCAGGATAGGATCAACATGCCTGACGAAGTCATTATCGAGAGCCAGACCATGATGAATGGTGAGCTTATCATCGACCATGAGAACGGGGTCGCCACGTTCAAGGACGGCTGGGGCCGTACCATACTCCGCGTCACGCACCTGCCGACGCCAGTGCCACTCGACGTAGGCATCGACCTTGTAGCGATCAGCAACGTGACCAGCTACACGCCGCTCACGATGCGAGAGCTGGCGCCACCGATAGGCATTCCTCGTCACACCGAGTCATTCAAGGAGTGGCTGGACGACGGCATCGTGCCGGTCGCACAACACCGGGAAAAGTCAGCGCTGGCAGAGTGGCTGGAACGTCAGAGCGGAGAGGGCATGGTCAAGTTCGACCTGCCGTGCCCGATCTGCCGCAAGGCTCACGTCTCGGCCGACTTCACCAAGTGGGGTCCGTACACACTCGTCAAGGATCACGAGTACATCATCTGGACCCGGACCAGCCAGCAGAAATACGCGCACCGCGGTCGCATGCAGTTCCTCGGCCAGGGCCCCAGCGACTTCAAGTACCAGCTCACCTTCAACGCACGCGGCCCGGATCGCTCAACCGATGACCAGTTCGGCGGCACGCAGATGCTCGATGCGCGGAACATCGTCAGGCTGGAAGAGGTCGAGCGCGACCCCAGCAAGCGCTACGTCGATGAGACAGACCGAGACATGAAGAGGGAGTTATGTCTAAGAGCGAGGACCCGGAATGGCACAACGACGACATCCACGTCATGTGGCGGCCTCCACCTCGCTGCATTACCTGCGGAGGTCACCGAGTGCCCAGCGTTAGAGGCAGGCGTCCGATCGCGACGCACAAGCTCTGGTGCTGGGCCTGGCTAGCAGAGCTACCGATGCGCTGGCTCGCCCGTAGCCTACGCAAGCGTGACTCCCGAACCTGGGACATGGAAGAGGATGTGCCGACAGTTGAGTTCGGCACCCACATCCATGAACAGCTCGAACAGTACTACAGGGACATGGGCAAGGAACTAGGCCCGGAATGAACAAGACTCAAATCCTCATCCTGCTGCGCGGGATACACGAGAAGAATCGCAAGCTCCGCGCCGGCACACGTGACCACTTCAACTCAGGCAGATGGGATTCAGAACAGAACGGCAAGGTGGCCGCCCGCCTGCTTGACGAGATTATCGACCTCGCGACTACAGCGAGGCAGGAACTTACCTTAGCATAAAACGACCTAAACGGTCCGAACGTACGGTATACTAGACGCTAGCGGGACGCGCCCGCGAGGCTGGTCAACGGGACCGGCGGAAGTACCAGGCGAGAAGAGACGAAATGGCATTCAAATGCGGCCATTGTCGAGAGCGACATGACACGTTCGCGGAAGGACGCGAGTGTGCCGAGCGCAAGAGGCAGGCAAGGGGCGACGACAGCCCCGCTACACCCGACTTCCTCAAGGAGGATGTCGACGCGCAGACCGAGCACATGCGGTCGGGCGCGCAGAAGTTCCTTGGCGATCTGCTGAGGCAGTTCGGGCTCGTGCTCACCAATGACATGACCCCAGAGACTATCCCCTGGCAGGACGGCAAGAAGATACTTGCGGGCCTGATCGACGCGCGGCGTCTCAAGTCCTCAAGCAAGCCCTACTCCCTCCCTGATGGCGTCCTCCATGACCCCAGGGCCAGAACCGCTCCGGGCAGCGTCAAGCGCCCTACTCAAAGACTCCCTGACTGCGCGCCCGGCTACTACGCCGTGCCTGACTGGACCGGCAAGGAAGAGCTGAAGTTCTTCTGGGTCAAGGTCAAGAAGGGCACCGGCCCGTACGCGGGCTGGACGTTCATCGACCAAGTTGTCGGCGGTCACGTCGACCAGCCCTGCCGAGGCAAGTTCGCAGTCCAGGCAATCAACGCCATCCTTGACTTCGGTGTCGAGGACGCCGGTATGCTCTACGCGACCAGGCTAAAGCACTGCTGGAAGTGTAACAAGCATCTGACCAAGAAGGCGAGCCGCATCCTCAACATGGGGCGGCACTGCGCCTACCAGAACGGCAAGGGCGAAGACTGGGACGCCCTCAACGCAACCTACCATGATGAGGACGCAGATGACTAACAACGAGTCAAACACCGAGGCCCGCGACCGTGGCTACAAGGACGGCGAGGCCGGCAGCGAGCCGACCCCAGCTCACGACCAGGCCGACCAGCGCCACGAGGCGTACATGGACGGCTACCGCCTCGGCGCTATGGTCTACCGCCATGACCATGAGCAGGACAAGGAGCTGGACATCATCTGGCCCATCGATGAAGAGGACGTCACCATCAAGGTCACTCGTCAGGCTGGTGACATCTTCGTCATCGATGATGTCAACTCAGATCGGAAGCTGACCCTGTCATGGAACCATGGCATCGGCAGCGACCCGAGCCGTCTGCTCTTCAACGGCCAGGACATCGAGACTGAGGACTACATGGGTTACCTCGGCCTCATGGACACGGTAGTTGAGGCACTCGGCGCCAAGGGCGTCGGCACTGTCCTCATGACCGATGAGGCAGTCACCGTTCTCGATGACGTAGAGTCCTGATGATTGATGATCCGTTCCCAGGGCACCCAGACCCTCAGTGCAAGCACTGCTATGCCCGAAAGAGTCTGACGGGCAAATGGTACTGGCCCTGGGACGACGACCCGAGCGACAGCCATCTCCCAATGGACCACCAGCACGAGGCAAGGGGAGGCGACACGGTATGATACTCCACATCAGCCACGGCGCTGGCGACGGCGACGGCCATTACGACTGGTTCGTCGTACACCCGCTCGCGGGCGAGACAGAGAAGTCGATCGTCAACACAGACATCACTCACGAGATGGCTCTCGAATCTCTGCTAGGCGCGGGCCGTGTCGTCTTCGAGGTCGACCTTGTCAACAAGACTGTGACCCAAAAGGTTCGGTGACATGACCAGGGCCAAGGTCAAAATCGAGCGGTGGGGCGATGACCGTATAGCAGCGGTCATCCCCTTTCCGTTCGGCAGAGACGCTCGCACCCGCGTGCCAGGGTCAAGCGCCGTCTGGGATCGCACTGTCTTCCCCGAGCGGTTCCGGTTCTGGAGCTACCCGCTCACCATGTACACCTGCAGGCGGTTCAGGGAAGTGTTTGAGGATAGCCTCGACATCGGCCCCGAGCTGACGGAATGGGCATGGGACAACAGGCGCACTGAAGAGTCGCTTGAAGAACTCCGCGCGGGCGGCGCGGATGTAGACCTGCCTACCGTGCGCGCGGACGCGCCCGAGCTATGGAATGCTCTGCTAGCGCGCCCATACCAGATAGAGGGCGCAGCGTTCATCATTGCGGGCAAGCGCGTGTGCCTCGGCGACGAACCCAGGCTAGGCAAAACGTACCAGGCGCTCGCAGCAGCCATCGAGTCCGGGTCAGAGGCAGTCCTCATCGCCTGCCCTCGCACTGCAGTACGCAGCGTCTGGTATCGCAAGATCAAGGAACTGGTCGGCGAAGAGGCATTCGTTGCGCAAGGCGATCATGCGAAGCGAGAGCTGACCATCAGGCAGTTCCACAAGACACCAGGCCCGCGCTTTCTCATCATCAACAAGGAGATGATGCGCGTCCGTCGCATGTACCGTTGCAAGCTGCGACCGGATGAGGCCGACGAATGGGTCAAGGTCAAGGGCAAGCGTAACCCCGTCCCCAAGATCAAAGGAGTCATCGGCTGGCCAGAGCGCGCACAGCGTCCCGCCCACAAGGGCGGCTGCTACAAGAGCCATCCGCACGACAGCGTTGAGTACCCAGAGTTCCCTGGCCTGTTCAGCAAGCCATTCGACATGATCATCCTCGACGAGAGCCATCACGCCCTGGCGACTACCAAGCACGTCATCAGCGGAGGCATCTCGCAGATCAGGCTCGGCGCAATGAAGCTGCCGTTCCATGCGAACACGATCAAGGTAGCTAGCTCGGGCACCCCGTTCCGCAGTAGCAACCTCAAGGCGTGGGGCACGCTCAACTGGCTATGGCCCGACATCTTCTCTAGCTTCTGGCGATTCGCAGAAGAGCACTGGGGCACTACACCTACAGGATTCCAAGGCGCCAAGGTCATCGGCAAGAAGCTCAAGGACGAGGTCAAGTTCCGCGACATGCTCCGGCCCTACTACCTCGCGCGGACCAAGGCCGAGGTCGCGCCCTATCTCAAGCCGGTCGAGTATGCTGGCACACATCCGCCCGGCCACCCCGACGGGCCTGTCGGTATCTACCTTGACATGGTCACTGAGAGCGGTATGCCGACACGTCAGGGCAAGGCGTATCTCCAGATGGAGCAGATGGGCCTGACAACACTCGCGAACGGCAGGCGGCTCACGGCCAACGGCGTGCTCGCAGAGCTGACCAGGCTCAAGCAGTTCAGCTCGGCCTACGGCACCTGGCGACTCGACCAGTTCTACCCGGAGGTCCCAAGCATCAAGCTGGAGTGGATACTTGACTTCCTAGCCGAACGCGAAGCGCTAGACGGCAAGGTCGTCATAGCCTCACAGTTCACGAAGTTCGTCAAGTTCTACGCCAAGCACATCCGCAAGGCAGGATGGGAAGTCGTCACAATAACTGGCGAGACAAGCGACCAGCGACGGCTCGACGTGCAGGACCTGTTCATGCAGAAGAATGGACCACGTGTCTGCATCATCAACATGTTCGCGGGCGGCGAGGCTATCGACCTCAGCTCTGCCGACGAGATCGTGCTCACAGACGAGCCATGGTCAGCTCACATCATTGAGCAGACCGAGAACCGCATCCAGAACCTAGCCAAGCGCAACCAGACAACAGTATACCGGCTCCGCGCGGCGGGTACTATCGAGCAGGACATCGCAGGCATGACAAGCGAGCAGCTTGCAGCGCTACTAGCGGGCAAGCCTGAGGCCCTGGATGAGCTGCTCGATGCACGAGACGCACGCATGGAAGAGGCAGCATAATGGGGAAGCACGGACCCACCGCAAAGCTATGGCCAAGCATCCTCGGCCTCGTCGCTGCAGCATGCGCGGTCGCGGCGCTCCTTATCCTGGTCTTCGCTTTTCCGCAATGGCACCCATAGGTCGCCGGAAAATACCTGGTCGGACGATTCGACTTTCGGCCTAAAGTACGGTAGACTTAGGGTACTAACTTAACGAACGAAATAGGCAAGAGGGAAGGAGGGCGAGTGCCAACATCAAGAGACGAGCTTCTGCGGCCGGTACTACCGGACGACGCGCTGTACGGTCTTCCAGGCAGGGTCGCGCTGAAGCTCGCCGAATCAACCGGGGCTGACCCGGCTTCGATTCTCGGTATGTTCATGACGAGCTTCGGCAACGCGATAGGCAGGCAGCCGCACGTCATGTTCTACGGCCACGACGAGCCTGGACTGCTGTTCACACTGATCGTCGGCAAGTGGGCTCGCGGCCGTAAGGGTACGGCGTGGAACGCAGTCAAGAAGCTGTTCGGTCAGGCTGAGCCAGAGTGGTCAGCAAACCGGATCGAGTCCGGGCTCCAGTCGTCTGAGGCAATGATCGAGGCCGTCGCGGACAGCCCGAACGGTGACCCGAGACTGCTGATCCTGGAGACTGAGTTCGCCCGGTTCATTGCAGCGATGTCGGCTCAGCGCAAGTTCGCCTCGCGGATGCGTACCGCGTACGACGGCGAGACGCTAGCCGCAAGGCGGGTCAAGCAGCCACCGCTGATCTCAACGCAGCACATGATCAGCATCATCGGCATGATCACTCCGGGCGAGCTACTCGCCCTGATGAAGATGTCGGGCGGGCTCGAAAGCAGGATGCTCTATTTCTACTCCGCCCCCGCGCGTAAGACAAGAACCGATCCGTTCAAGGTTGACGAGAGCGAGATCAACCTAGCCGATGAGGTCAAGGAAGCGATCGGGCACGCGTGGGATAGCATACTGCTAACATGCGGGCCGATCACCGCTGCACTGGCAGAGCTGCGGGGCGTCGCTCCCAAGACCAAGTTCCCGATCGCCGATGACGTCGCGGAACGGTGGAAGGATGAGATCGAGCCTGCAATCGAGGACATCGCCGACGCTGTAGGCGAGGACTACGAGCGCTACACGGCCCGAGCCCAGACGCACGTTGTCCGTCTCGCCCTACTCTACGCGCTCGCGGACGGGGCAAGCGAGATAGACTGGCCGCACATCAAGGCAGCGATGGCGCTTACCGAGTTCTGCATGTTCTCGGCGCGGCGTATCTTCTCTGTCCCCGACGATCCCAAGCCGAAGATCAGCCCGCTCCAAGAGGGCAAGGTGTTCGACTTCCTGCTGGAACTGACGCGGGACGCGGAACTGTCGGGAGACGAGGATGACGCCTGGGCGTCAATCGTCGAGATCACGAACGACGTGCTCAGCAACAACACGCCGGGTACGCCGATCCTCGATGACCTCGAAGAGCAGGGGCTCGTGCAGAAGCGGACTATACGGACGGGGAATAAGGGCAAGCCCCGAGTCGAGTACCGTGCAGTAATTAGTTCGTTAACTTAGTACGACCGCCTCGACAAACCTACTAAGGAAACTAAGGAATAAGGACAAGACCGTGAACATAGGCGAAGAAGAAGAAGCAATTGAGGTTCCGATGCCTCTCGCGCCCGGCAAGCAGCCGGTACACGAGCCCTCCCCGCAGGTCGAGCCCGTTAAGGAGCCTGCTCACGCTCGCCACCTGCACTTCCACACGAGCGAGGGCAAGATCGAGAAGATGGAGCTGGCTGACAATGGCTGACCACATCGGCGACGACATCCTGTCGGACGGCACTCCGGTGCCGGACGTACCGCAGACCTTCCTCGCGTTCCGTACCTGGAGGCTGAGCGAGAGCAACAGGCTGCTCAGCATCAACGCGCCTAACCTCACGGGCAAGGCCGGAGGCTCCGGCCAGCAAGGCGTCCGCAAGATCGGATGGATACATCGCCACCTGGCAGACGAAGAGGGCCAGAACGGATGGCCGATCGCGGAACCGCTTATGGCGCACTGCGGCGTCAAGGGCGCGGCTGCAGAGGCGAACCCCGATCACGGCAAGATTCCGTCCAAGGAATGCTCGTGCGGTATCTACGCGACGACCGAGATCAAGGTCATCAACAGCTACCTCGGCAACGAGCAGTACATGGGCGTGGCCATCCGGGGTCCGGTGCTCGGCATTGTCGAGATGGGCGGCAAGGTTATCCCCGCAACGCAAGGCTACCGCGCCCGGTACGCGCGGGTTGCCGGGATCATCGCCATCGGCGACGTGTTCTCGCTCTCCCACTCGCACTTGCTCCAGATCGCGGAGCTATACCAGGTGCCGTTGCTCGACGACATCTCCAAGGACCCCGAAGACTACCGCCAGGCCATCGGCCAGATGCCTGCGGTCACTGATCCCTCGTCCATCGGCGATGAGCTGGAGGAATGGCTGAAGGGCGAAGAGGACAAGAAGAAAGATGATGAGGAGGGAGGTGAATGACCGTGCCAACCACAACTAGGAAGGGCCATCGCCAAGTGGGTGAGGGAGGTGAGCCGCAGTTCTCGTTCTGGCTGTTCATCGAGGCGCTGCAGGATGCGCGAGGCGGCGAGGGAATGTCGCCCCTGGAGCTGGCCAATGAGATGGGCGCCAGTCACGAGGCTGTAGCTCGCTGGATGGCCGGGATCGCTGTCCCGAAGGCCGGATACCTCAAGAGAGCATCACAGCTCTTGGGCAAGGCCCCTGAAGATTTCTACGAATAGGTATAGCGTTCTGCCAGAGCGTACGCTATACTCCCGGTAAGGCAGAATAACCCACTAGGAGGAAAGATGCCAGCACGAGCCCGTGCCGCCCAGACCACCACTCGCCGTCGTCAGCGCGACCCCGAGCCCGAGCCTGAGGTCGAGGAGACCAAGGCCGCGTCCAACGGTGAGAAGGACTACACCGCCTACGCCGACAAGGACATCACGACCACGATGGAGGCGTTCGCCGACTTCCTGATCGACGAGGTGTACGAGGGCGAACTGCCCGAGGACTATGACGAGGAATCGTTCCGCAAGGGCGTGTCCCTCGGCGGCTCCGTCCGCATGGACTTCCAGCGGTCCACCTACTGGGCCGAGGACCCGCGCAACCGCAAGAACCGCGAGCCCGAGGAAGATGATGAGGAAGAGGCCCCAGCCCCGCGTCGCAGCGGTCGCGCCTCGCGGCGAGCTGCAGAGGCCGAAGAGGCACCGGCCCCGCGCAGCAGGCGCGGCAAGGGCAAGCCCGCTCCCGACCCCGAGCCCGAGGATGACGACGAGCCCGAGGACATCGATGACGAGGACGTTGACGACGAGGACGTGGAGCCCGAGCCCGAGCCCGAGCCCGCCAAGCCCGCGCGTCGGTCACGTCGAGGCGCGGCTGCGCCAAAGGGTAAGGTAGCAGAAACCGAAGCCGAAGAGCCGGCAGCTCCGCGCCGGTCTCGTCGCGGCGGCAAGTCCGCTGAGGCGAGCGGCGCTGCGCCTTACTAGTGCAGTCGAGCGGACGCCCCTAGCACCCTACCGCTAGGGGCGTCCGCGAACAAGCGGAACCCCGTCTGGTATTGACGGTGAGGCTCTCTGAATGCGCGTGGGATGGACTTCGACCCCCTGTCCCCGACTATGCACAACCTCCCGAAGAATCGCCAGGCGGGGTTCCTTCATTTCTAGGAGCCAAAATGTCAGTAGGATGGTCTCGCCGCAGGCCCGAAGAGCCCGACCACCCCGAGCACCCGTTCATACTCGCCGTCGTAGGAATCGACCCCGCTAACCCCGACGCGGTATCCGTCGCTAGGGTAGCGCTTCAGCCGGTACGGTACGCGGCCCCGGACGAATTGCAGGACGGCGTTATCGAGCCGACCGCAGTCTTCAAGCCGTGGCTACCGTTCACCGACTGGGACAATGTAGAGATCACGGTGGAGTACCATGACTGATATCCTCTCGCTCGATGACCTGTTCCGCATGGAGATGGACCAGCTAGAAAAAGAGCACGGCCGCGACCCCGACCCTGACTCTTGGCGCTGGAGCCCATCAGACATTCGCCTCTGGGATGAGATGCTACGCACGGCGTACAACTACTACAGAGAAACTGATTCTCATAGCAGAGGGCCTATCTGCATATGGGAGGCCGGCAGCGGCATCGGCACCAAGCTGTACAGGGCCAAGCACGAGTACAACATGATCGAGTACGGCTTTGAGAGGTTCGACTACTATGTCGCAGCCGCCCATGAGCTTGGCGTGGCCTGTGAGCAGCGCGACCTCAGCGACCTCGATGACCAACCGGCCTGGGAAGTGCCGGACATAGTCTTCACCGCTCGTCCGTTCAAGGATGACCTGCTTGAGGTCAAGTGGGAGCAGCTTATCCAAGACCGGATGCGTCCCGGCACTGTACTGATCTCAACGTTCACGGCGCGGAAACCATATGGCTGGACGGTGCTCTACCGAGCTACATTCCGTGGTGTTTGGGTTAAGCCCGATACATCACCGGACGAGCCCGAGAGCGTGCAGAGAGCCGTTACGCGATCGTTATACGTATCCGTCCCGGCCGGTAAACCTACCCGCTAGGTTAGGCGTCGTATAGGTAGGGCCGGGGAAAAGCCCTTGCCCAAACAGCGGAAGGGACGATATGTCCAGCAAGAAGATGTGGGTCGCCGGTATGGGACTCGTGGCGGGGCTGACGCTCGCGGGATCAACGGCCGCAATGGCCGGGACGCCCAGTCCGTCTCCGAGCCCGAGCCAGCAGAGCACGTGTACCCCGGCTCCCAATCACACTGACTCGCCGTACGGCAGCCCGGCTGCGACACCGCAGTTCGGCTACAACCCGTGCCCGACGCCGGCACCCAAGCCGGTGTGCCCTGTCGTGGTCGCGCCGATCCCGCTGCCCATCGTTCCGGGCACGGACCTCCGCAACTGCCGGGTCCACCAGCAGGAGTTCGACATCGCGGACACCGCGTTCCAGGTCTTCCCTGGACACCTCCGCGAGACGGACACGGTGCTCGGCTCCGGCCCCATTCGGTTCGACCTTGGCCGGGACGTCACCCTGACGTCCACGACCGATCGTCTCCGTGACCGCTTCGGCGACTCTGTCGTGATCCACCACGCCGCCCTCTCTGGCGTGACCGTGGACCGCGCAACCTGCTCTCTCAACATCGACCAGAACGATGTCCCCTGGTGGATCCGTGGAGGCGGAACCGGCATCGACCGCAACGAGATCGGCGCTGGCCTCTACGACCTGCGCGGAGTGGTCTCGTTCCCGACCCGCAACTTCGTCTGCTCTCTGCCGGTCGGCCTGACCGCCACCCAGGCGGCGAACGACCTCAACAGCAACACCGGTCTCCCGCTGCCCCTGATGTTCAACATCGGCGTCCAGGCCACCGGCTGGAGCGCCAACCTGCACAGGGACCGCGACAACCACGACGTGCTGTCCTCGTACGTCCGCTAACCCATCCGCCAGCTAGCCTAGCTAGCTCCTGACGCGGGGGCGTCCAGCCGCTGACCTGACTGGGCGCCCCTGCCCCATGTAAGACCTGTCTCGGGGGCAAGGGCCCAGTGGTGTCGAGGTGACCACTGGGCCCTTCCGCATTTCTAGGGGGCTAGACTTTCCGCCGTTCGTACGGTAGACTTAGCCTAGGCGGGAAGTCCAGGCAGGAGTAAGCCATATGAGTGCTGTACCTATCATCAGCAATAGCGAGCGGAACACCTTCGGCAGGTGCCCGCAGCGTTGGTGGTGGGCGTATATCGATGGCCTCCGTCCCAGGGCCAAGCCAGCCGACGCACTCTGGTTCGGTATAGGTGTCCATGAGGCTCTCGCGCTGTTCTATAACGAGGGATTTGAGCGCGGCCCACTTCCTGCCCTAACGTGGAAACAATGGGTTGGCGACGAGATCAGGTACATCAAGGCCAACTACGCGGATCATGACCGCGAATGGTTTGAGCAGCCCGTGTATGAAGACGCGGGCGATCTAGGCCAGGCAATGCTTGAAGCCTACGTAGGCGAGTATGGCTCCGACCCGTACCTTGAGGTGCTGGCCGTCGAGCAGCCCTTCGAGCTAGAGCTTGTACGCGACGATGAGGTCATCGCGATCTTCATCGGAATCTTCGATGGCGTCGCCATCGACCACTGGTGGAACAACATGGTCCTCCTAGAGCACAAGACTGCCGGGACGATCAAGACCATGCACCTGGGACTGGACAATCAAGCGGGCTCCTACTTCTCGGCCGCAACCATCGTACTCAGGCACCAGGGCATCATAGGCCCCAAGGATACCATCGACGGTATCAAGTATAACTTCCTCCGCAAGTCGAAGCCGGATGAGCGTCCGCGTAACCCCCAAGGTGCTTACCTCAACAAGGACCTCAGCGTTAGCAAGAAGCAACCCGCCAAGGCATTTGTGCGTGAGTTTGTGGATCGTCATCCGCGTGAGGTCGGCAGTCAGATGCGACGACTAGCCAACGAGGTCTACGTCATGAACCTCGTACGCAACGGCACTCTGCCGGTCAACAAGGTGGTCACCGACATGTGCACCTACTGCCCGTTCTTCACGATGTGCACGATGCATGAGCGCGGCGGTAGGGAATGGATGGAATACCGAGACGCGATGTATACACGAGCCGAGCAATCACCGCTACGCAAGTCGGCGGCAGAGTAGGAGCACATCATGGCAACCAGGCGTCCATCAGCACCTCGACGGCGAGCGCGGAGCAGTACCGGTCAAGGCGACGGCAACGTTACCACTCTCCATGCCGTCCGCGAACGGCCCAAGATCACGGTCAAGGTTGAAGAACTCTCTGACTTCAACGAATCGTTCAACTGGTGCATCTACGGTGACAGCGGCGCAGGCAAGACGGTGTTCGGATCGTTCGCTCCAGGCGGCTATATCCTTAGCACTGAGAAGGGCGTCATATCGGCCAAGCGTGTCGGCTCCAAGGCCAAGCTACTCCGCGCCCCGGATTGGGATCATGTTGAGGTCAGCATCGAGTGGGCCGACAAACACCTCGGGCCCAAGCATGTACTCATCGTCGACAGCGTCACGAAGATGCAGGACATGGCCCTCGACTGGTGGCTCGGTATCCAGCACGACGAGAACGCCGCGCGGGACAGGGACATACCGCAGATTCAAGACCACCAGAAGTGGCAGCGTATGTTCATGAGGTTCATCAACCACCTCATCGACGCCAAGTACAACACCATCTTCATAGCCACGGCGATGCGCAAGGAAGATGAAGAGGGCGACGACCTTGTGCTGCCGAACATCGTCGGCAAGGACTACGCCATCGCTCAGAACTTCTGCGCGGCCATGGACATCGTGTCCTGCCTCCGCGTCAAGAAGCGTAGCAACATGGACGACCCGCGCGAGTCTCTGCTCATCAACGACACGTTCCCGCCGTACTTCGCGAAGGACAGGTTCAATGTCCTGCCCCGGTGGGAGACCATACCAGACGGTGAAGACGAAGAGAATGGAGGGTACGACTCGATAGCAGGCATGATCGAAGACATCATGGCGCTAGCGCCGGAAGAACGACAGGCAGCAAAGGCAGGAAGGTAACAGGAGGGACACGACATGGTACGGATGAAGCTCAGTCGAGACGAGTTCGATGCCAAGGCTCTCGACGTCAAGGTCGAGAAGTCAACATTCAAGCGGTACAGGGGCGAGATACCTCGCAACGGTACCATCCTCATATTCCGCGTCACGCGGATGTGGTGGACCCAGTCCAAGCAGGGAGACTCGCAGATATACCTGATGGCGTTCGCCGAGGGCAACAAGGGGGCGCTCAAGCAGTTCAACGGACTCCCCGTCCGCGAGTACCTCACGTTCATACCGGAGGCCGCGTTCAGGTACCAGAACTTCCTACAGAACTTCGGCCTCACGACCAAGGACATCTTCAACAGGATGGATGTCGAGCCCGAACCCGACAGTATCGGCGATGTCATCAACTCGATCGGCCCGTGGGTTGTCGGCAGCGACGATGCCCTCTGCAGGATCGCCCTTGTCCGTGACCGTTACGACCCGGACGAGCTCAAGGCCAAGGTCGACCGCGACGGCTGGCTGCCTCTCGATGAGGACGACGAGCCAGAAGATGTCGACGACGAAGATGACGAGGATGACGACGACGATGAGGATGATGAGCCGCCCGCGCGTCCCGCCCGTCGCAGTCGTACCGCCGCCAAGCCCGCCGCTACCAGGTCACGCCGTCGCTCTGAGCCCGAGCCGGAGGATGACGACGACGAAGATGACGAAGATGACGAAGATGACGACGAGGATGGAGAGGAGGGCGACATAGATGCCGAAGAAGAAGACCAAGAGGAAGAAGGGCAAGAAGAAGACGACGACGACGAGCCAGACGAGCCGCCAGCACGTACACGTCGATCCCGTGACACGGGGCGGACTGCCGCCAGGACTCGTCCTGCCGCAAGTGGACGTCGAGGCGCTGGTACGTCCGGTCGCCGAGATGGTGAACGCACTCGGACGAGCCGTGCGTCAACAGCCCGGACTGATCGCACGGTTGGACCCCGAGGTAGTAAGGGACGCGATGGCGGCAGCCGCGAAGACCCGCCGTTCTGAATCGTCCGAGGACACCTGAGCGTCGAAGCCACGCTGCTTAAGCTCAGGCTCCAAGTAGCCCAGGAACTGAAACGCAGGAGGGAACAACAGTGAAGATCGCGGTTATCGGCTGCGGACCGGCAGGACTAGCGGCGGCTCATGCAGCGCATGGCCTAGGCGCGGGCGTAGTCATCTACTCGCCAGGCGACAAGTCACCGCAGCGCGGACCGCTAGTGCTACAGCGGCCGATACCCGCGATCTCAACTGACCACCCGGACGGCTATATCAAACAGCTCGTCATCGGCGGTAGCATCCTCGACTACCGATACAAGCTGTACGGCGACATCAACATCAGCATCCAGGGCAACATCCTGCAGGAGGGCTACCACTGCTGGGAGTTCATCAAGACGTATAACAGGCTATGGGAACTGTACATGACGCCGGGCGAGGGCCGGGCTGTCCAGGTCCTGACGATGATCGGGGCAGAAGACCTCAGCCATATGGTGCATGAGTTCGACCTCGTCATCAACACGGCCCCGCTCAACAAGATCTGCTACCAAGGCCATACCTTCCGGTCCAAGGTGGTCGAGATCACGATGGAGCACTCGTATCCGAACCAGCCCGAAGACACAACGATCTTCAACGCCGGCAACTACTACCCGTGGGTGCGGTCGGCGTGGCTGCTAGGCAACGAGTGCACCGAATGGCTCCCCGGTACAGTACCTGAGGGCCTAGAGTCAATCACGATACGCAAGCCCCTCGGTCACAACTGCGACTGCTACCCGGACGTTCTGCTCACCGGACGGTTCGGCGCATGGAAGAACGAAACGTGGGTGGACACCGCGTACTACGACACGCGTGACGCACTGATCTCAGTTCTGCGGAAGAGCGGCTGGGACAGGGTCAAGTGAACAAGGACCTGGAGGATGCCGTACTAGCTATGGCAGACAAGTACGGCGTCCAGGCCGTCATCGACGCGCTAGAGATGATGGACCAGGATATGCAGGATCGCAAGGCACATCAACCCAAGTAGGCAGGACACGGAAATGGAAAAGCAACTGCTAGCATACATGGCGGCTCAGGACATTGAGTTCGGGCCGGATGCCGAGCCAGACGCTCACACCAGGCAGACCTCGCGGAGCATCATCGACTCGACCTGGCACGGCACGATCAACCGCAACAGCCGTCGGCTCACGCAGGACATGCGACGTACCGAGTCGCCCAGCAACACCGGGCTTGTCCAGGTAGGCACCGACGGTATCGAGATCATCCTGGCCGTCGACTTCGACGACGACAAGCTGGAGGCGTTCTCCAGGTGGGCACAGTCGGCGGGTTCTGGAGCGCCCGAGGAACTTCGCATGAGCAAGGACCCGGCTGAGTTCCTTGAAGGCGGGCTCGCGATGCAGAGCCTTGAGGACATCCGGTTCGCGTTCGCAGTGCGCGGAGTCTCGCGAGCCGTCACCCACATGATCGTCCGTACCCGCGCGGCGGCGTTCAAGCAGCAGTCGCAGCAGGACACCTGGCAGGGTGACTACCCTGAGTTCAGGATGCCGGAGAGCATCTGGGTCGATCGCAACCTCCGCGCGGAGTGGATCAGGGTACTCATCGAGTGCCACAAGGCGTACAATCTGGCGATCGACGCCGACGTTCAGTACAAGGACGCTCGCTACATCCTGCCGGAGGGTACGACCACCTTCATCTTCTGCGAGTACAGCCTGCGTACGTTCCTGGAGATGTACGCCTACCGCGCGTGCGTCATGTTCCAGGAGGAACTGGTCCACGTCACTCGTGAGATGGGCAGGCTCCTGGTCGAGGCTCACCCGTACTTGGAGCCACACGTCAAGATCAGCTGCGAGAAGATCAAGAAGTGCACGTTCCAGGGCCCAGAGCGCGTCGAGGAAACATGCGAGTTCCCCTGGGCCAGGGAAGACAACCGGGTGTTCCGCCAGGGCAAGAGCGGGTTCGACAAGTGAGCCCCGAGCCGATGTCCGGCCTGCCAGACCTGGACCCCAACGCTCTCAAGGCCCTGGGGTTCGGCAAGCTAGACAAGGAAACCATCCAGCGAATATGCGATCTGCGTAGCGCCACGCGGGGCGACCCTGATGCCTGGCGTCACCCTGACCTGACTGACGTACTCCCTGACCGGGAGGAAGTCAACATGGCCGCGCCGATGCCGGTCGAGTATGAGGCCGCGCACGAGTTCATGGCCAAGCTGTTCGGCCCAGAGGGCTACACGCCAGACTCGGTAGGCCAGCTAGTCCAGGTGTTCGTGCCGTGCCTCCGCATCATGGTCGAGCGCGGCTACGAGCCCCATGGACGTCTCTGGCAGAGGGCAGGCGTACTCGGAACCATCTGGGACGTGCGCAAGAAGTTCGAGAGGTTCTGGTTCCGAACCTGGACACTCGGCGTCCGACACGACGACAGCGGCTTCGACCTGATCAACCACACAGGGTTCACGATGCGCGCCGACCCTGACAGCAGGTTCGGGGACGCGGGCGAGCCGGCCATGCCGAAGGTCGAGTCGTGACATTCAACATCGACATGTATCTCGAACTGCTCAAGCGTACGCTCACGGGCATGATCTACGAGGACCCGGCCATACCAGTGCGATGGCGACCACTGAACACCTTCAACCTCAGCGAACGCCTTAGAGGCAGGGACTGGCCGCTCAACGCTCACACCATGATCGGATACAAGCGACTGGAGAACATCCAGAACTGCATGGAGATGATCATCGCCGACGGCATACCGGGTGACGTCATCGAGACGGGAGTCTGGCGCGGAGGCGCTTGCATCTTCATGCGCGGCGTACTAAGCGCACACCACATAACCAATCGTGTCGTCTGGGTCGCTGACTCGTTCGACGGGTTCCCGCCGTTCGCAAAGCGAGCTGACGACAACGAGCTACTCGCTCAGCCCGAGCAATCGCACCTAGCCGTACCGATGCAGGATGTACGGCACAACTTTCAGCTATACGGGCTCATGGACAAGCAAGTCAAGTTCATACCAGGCTGGTTCAGCCAGACGCTACCCGGCCCGGTCAAGCGGCTCTCGCTGCTACGGCTCGACGGCGACCTGTACGAGTCCACCATGGACGCGCTAACCGCGCTCTACCCTCTGCTTGAGCCGGGCGGCTTCTGCATCATCGATGACTGGAACGTCCCGATGTGCAGGAAGGCCGTCTGGGACTACCTGAAGCTGCACGTGATCGACGTTCAGTTCACCGACATCGACGGGCACAGCATATACTGGAGGAAGGATGCCTGAGGTAACTCCAGAAGCAATACGACGCTCGTCAGAGAGCGAGCTACAAGCCCTGGCCGCCGAGCTGAATGCTCTACGCGACGAGAATGACTCTCTGCGGCAGGAGTCCCAAGAGCTGAGGGCAGAAAAGAAAGAGCATGAGGACTTCATCGAAGAGATAAGCAGCCTGATGCCTCCGTCATATGACGCGGACGAGGCCGTGGAGGCAATCATCCTCGGCTTCGTCAAGGACATGTCCGAGGTCGGCCGTATCGTCGCCAAGCTAACGGCCGACTACAGATGAGCCGCCGACTGGTTGGTTTCATATCAGCGTACTGGAAGCGCCCCGATCCTGCCCGGCTGGCGCTGACCGTATTGATCGTGGCGCTCCTAGTGATCGCGATCAGTACATGGTACGTGGTCCGGTACGGCACCCCCGCTCCAAACACCGTACCGAGGGGAACCAACCAGTCGGCCTGTCCTAGCCCACCGCCAGGCTTCTCGCCTTGCGATCCAACTCCTACCAACACGGGTTTCCAGACAGGAGACGTAGGATGATCTTCATCGTAGTAGCACTATTCATAACAACGTACCTGTTCATGCGTCCGGTCTTCGGGCGCAAGCTCACCCGCAAGGAAACATCAGTACTGTTCGTCATCTACCTATCCGTCGGACTGATCGTCCGCACGATCCTCTTCATGTTCGGGATGTGACATGGACTTCATCATCAGCATGTGGCGTAGCACCTGGCTCAAGGTTTTGATCTACGTCGTCATCGGCATCGGCGTCAACACCGCCGCTCCGCACTACCCGCAGTTCGGGCAGAACTTCGGCCCTGGTGTTCTGCTCCACTCGCTCGTACAGTATATTATCTCGGTCATGCTCTGGCCGCTCAGCCTCTGGAGCCCGACCTTTACTGTCGGGAAGTGGACGGGGCTCTAGATGCAACGCGCTAGGATCGCCTCTAAGGCTCCGAACGGGCCGACCCTAGCCGCGCTACTCCCTAGCGCTAGAAAACGCCGCTATCGCGCCCCGGTAGCTTTGTAGAGGCTATCGGGCGCGCGGTAGAGTCGAGCTAGGACCGATCGAGGCAGGCCGGGACAATGCCAAAGGCAGTAAGTCTACACCACCATACGACGTACAGTTTCCTGGACGGGCACGGTACGCCGGAGCAACACCTGCAGCGAGCAGCCGACCTCGGCTACACGCACCTCGCGTTTACCGAGCACGGCAATACTTCGTCACACTTCCGCGCGGAGAAAGCCGCCAAGAAGATTGGGGCCGTCACACCCATCTTCGGTATCGAGGGCTACACTGCGCCCGACGACGAGATGGATCGGCAGACCAAGTACCACCTCACTATGCTGGCGATGAACCAGCGCGGGTATCGCAACCTGAACCTCTCTGTCACGCGGAGCTTCAAGCAGCACAAGTGGCACCCGACGATAACAGGCTCGGACCTGGTAGAGTTCAATGACGGGCTCATCGTCCTGTCCGGTTGCTCCGGTAGCCGCCTCGCGTGCGAGATGATCGGCGGCAAGGGTATCCCCGCGCCAGAGACTACGAAACAAAAATGGGCAGCGTTTGAGAAATGCGAAGGCATCGCGACCAGGTTCGCTAAGTCGTTCAACGACGGCCGGTTCTACATCGAGGTACAGGCGTTCCCAGAGCTAGAGTCGACGCGCAAGATCAACACGGCGTACGCGAAGCTGAGCAAGGTTACCGGCATACCGCTCGCAATGACTCTCGACTGCCACTACGTACTCCCGACCGATAACGAGATGCAGGTTATCCTGCACGCCTGCGGTCCGCAAGGCCGAGGCATGGCTACCGCCGATGAGATGCTGCGACGCTGGAACTACGACGTACTGCTCACGCTGCCGACATCTGATAAGATAATCGTCAAGAAGCTAATCGACACCGGCATTCCGCGTGAACAGGCATGGGAAGCCGTCATGAACACGGCCGACATCGCCGCTCGCTGTAACGTTACACTGCCCAAGGCTGAGCGACTCCAGTACCCCTGCCCGGACGGATGGACAGCTGAGGAGCTGATCTGGGAATGGCTGCGCGAAGGGTGGCGCTACCGCAACATCGGTAACCGCTCGCGTAAGGACCAGGACTGGTTCGCTGAGCGAGTCCAGTACGAGATGAAGCATATCACTGAGAAAGACTTCATCGACTTCTTCCTGGCCACCGCGGACGTGATCCGCTGGTGTAAGCACGACGGTAACGGCGTCCCCATTCCGGTCGGACCCGGCCGAGGTAGCGCGGCCGCATCCGTTGTATGCTGGCTGCTGGAGATTACCGAGATTGACCCGGCCCGGTATCCGGGCATGATCTTCGAGCGGTTCATCGACACGACGCGAGTCGACCCGCCCGACATTGACCTGGACTTCGCCGACGACCGCCGTCATGAAGTGCGCGAGTACCTGGAGAGGAAATATGGTGTTGACTGTGTGGGCACTATTGCTAACTTCATCCGCTATCGAGGCAAGAACGCTCTGGTCGATGTCGCTAGGGTGCATAGCGTACCAAAGGCTGCCAAGGATGTCGTCTCCAACCTCATCATCGAGAGGTCTGGTGGTGATTCACGGTTCGATGCTTCCCTGGCGGATACGGCCGAGATGTTCCCTAACGCTAAGGCAATCTTCGATGCCTTCCCTGCGCTGTGGCTGGCTACAAGACTCGAAGGCGGCGTGCGCGGAATGTCCGTTCATGCGGCCGGACTGGTTGTCGCCAACTCGCCGCTCACAGATGTATGCGCCGTATATGAACGGGACGGACGACGAGTCCTAAGCATTGACAAGTATGACGCCGAGTACGCGGGCATGCTCAAGATGGACTTCCTTGGGCTGACTACCATGGGCATGATCGCCCGGTGCCTGGAGCTGACCGGCCTGACGCTGAAGGACCTCTATGCGATTCCAGATGACGATCCAGATACGCTCCGTGTATTTCAGCTCAATGATGTGGTCGGGATATTTCAGTTTGCGGGTCGCGCTACGAGGATTGTCTGTCGGGACGTACATCCAGACAACTTCGATGAAGTGGCTGCTGTCAATGCGCTATCACGACCAGGACCGCTGTTTTCGGGTACGACTGCGACGTATTGCGATGTCAAGCATAAGCGGGAAAAGGCTGTACGTTACCATCCCCTGGTTGACGAGATCACATCAAATACCTTCGGCCAGATCATATACCAGGAACAAATCCTGAAGATACTTCAGGTGATAGGCGGCTTCGAGTGGACGGACCTCAATGAGATTCGGCGCATCATTGCGAAGAAGATTGGCCAGGCTGCGTTCCAAGTCTCAATGCAGAACTTCATCGACGGCGCAAAGAGACTGCATGGCATGGACGCTAAAACTGCTGAGGAAGTATGGAAGCATCTAGTCACGTCGGGGACATACGCATTTAACATTGCCCACGCCGTCAGCTACTCAGTCGTGGCATGGTGGTGTGCCTACCTCAAGACGCACTACCCTGTCGAGTTCTACGCCTCGTCTCTCTCCAAGGCCGAGCCCGGCAAGGAAACTGAGTTCAAGCTGATGCGCGACGCAGTGGCCCATGGCGTCCCAGTCCGCGCGCCGAACTGGAACAGCGGCCCAACCTGGCAGCCTGCCCAGGGCAAGAACGGACCCTACCTTACCGCTGGCCTAACCGTAGTGCCCGGTATCGCAGACAAGACCGCGGCCTCCATCCTCAACGCGCGGAAGGAACAGCCCTTCACCGGATGGGCCGACATGATCCGCGCGCACGGCGTCGGGCCCAAGACTGTCGAGTCGATGAAGCAGTTCGCGGATGACGATGACCCGTTCGGGCTAGAGCGAGCGCGGAGGATCATTGATAAGGTCACTGCCGCTATAATCGAGAAAGAACTGAAGGCTCCGATCCCAACTCACAACGGCGACGACGTATCGAAGATCATACCGCCGAAGTGGATGACGCATAACAAGGGCGAGACGGTCGTATATGTCGGTATCGTCAAGGGCCGGTACTATCAGGACATCGTAGAGAACATCCATTCGAGGACAGGCAAGGACGTTGATGAGATTCTAGAAACGCTCAAGGACAAGAACCTGCGCAAGTATTGCACGCTCCAGTGCTACGACGATAGCATCGAGGAAGTCTACGGCCGTATCACTCGGTACGCATTCCCCAAGCTGAGGTCGCTACTGGAGCTAATCGAGGTCGGTCATGATGTCGTGGTCATGCGTGGCCGCAAGACTCCATTCTTCGGCAATAGTATCGCGATAGATGATCTGTGGGTAGTCGACCCGGACTAGCTCTCAGCTCGCGATTCGACTTTCGGCCGTTCGTACGGTAGACTTAACGGGTAGGGCGGGAGCGCGCCCGGTGCAGGAAGGCAGAGGATGGAATGCCCCAGATGTCATTCCGCAAATACCAGAGTTACCGACTCCAGACCAAGAGCCGGAACAATTCGGAGACGCCGTGAATGCAATGAATGCAGCTTCAGGTTCTCCACTGAGGAAATCGTAATCAATTCGAGGACACGGGCAGGCAATGGGAACAGTAACTCCGATCGTAACAGAACTCGCGCGCCAGCAGTGGCTCGCAAAGTACCCCGCGCGCTTTACAGCGTGCCGACAGGGCCATAACTTCCCCAAGCTCATCCCAGGACAGCGCAAGCTGACCCGTACCTGGATCGACCTGGACGAAGACCATGGCCGCATCATCAGCCAGCGTTGCACATGTGGGCGCGTCAGGTGGCGTCCTCTCAACCCGAACAACACCCTCGGCGGCAAGGGGTGGAAGTACAAGGACCCCGACGGCTATGCTCAGCCTCCCGGCTACGGCTTCACTCGCGCGGACTTCGCGAACGTGTACTGGCCGGCCATCGTCGAGGACATCGAGCAGTCGGAGCAGGACATGGCCGCCGCTCTCAAGGAGCACAACGGCGATGGCTGAAATGGTAGTGGCATACTACATGCCCCACAACGACGGCGTTGAGTCGGGTATCCTGGATGGGCCAGGCCAGGACAGCGGGCTCGACCTAGTGGACCTGTACGAGGTCGATGGCGTAATCAAGACGTTCGCCAACAGGACCGAAGCAGACGAATGGCTGAGCAGTAAGGGTGTAAGCAATGCGTGACCTCAACCTCGGACCGGATAGCCGGAAGCTCATTGACAACTTCAACACGCTAGAGGCTAAGCGCCGCGCGGATGACGGCGCTGCCTACACCGAGAACACCGGCAACATAGCAGCGTGCGCAACGGCTATGGCCGCTATGCTACAGCGCTGGATCGAGGTCGCCTGGTGCTGGCCCGATGCATGCCCCTCGCAGATATGCGGAGGCCCACACGTCAAGGTAAGGTACGACTTCGACAAGACCGTCGAGGTCATGGAACCGGCAAACAGAGTAGGGGAGACGTTCCCAGATGCCAAATACACCGTCGTCACCACTGCCACCGGGCTCACCCGGCGAACCGACTAGCGGCTGCAAGGACTGCGACGTGCATCCCGAGCGCCTATGCGACGCCTACCCGAACTGCCCGCGTGGCGAGGCCGAGGTCGAGTTCGCCAAGCGCATCTCCACTCCGCGCGGCATCATCACGCCGCACGGTATCATGGAGATCATCCCGGCCACCCCATTCCGGCCCGACCTGCTGGAGCCGATGTCCGATGAGGAGCGGCGCGAGGCCACCCAGCGCTACATACTGGAGAAGTACGCCAAGACGATGCGAGAGCAAACCCTGGAGCCAGGGGACATCGACCCGACCGACATAGAAGGGGCAAGCGTCAAGAGCATCGCTCATTACTACGACAGGATGATCAGCCGTAGGACGGACGGATCGGACCCGCTAGTTCAAGAGCCGAAGGACTAGTCATGAACGATGGCCTACCGCATCAGATGCCGCCGCGACCAGGGCCGCCAACGCCACCAACACGGCTGCATCCAACCACCCGAGTCCCACGCGTCTTTAGCCTACCAGGAACGATCGTGTACGCGGGATGCAGCCTCACCGCCCTGATCTTCATGATAGGGACGGGGTTCGGCCTACAGACGCCATGGTTCGTCATCCTTCCGTGCTTGCTCTACGTCTTCATCAGCTCCGGCATCATCGCATACGGACGGATCGAAAGCAACCGGGACTCCAAGGTCTACCTCCGATCGCTCCAGAGAGTAAGCGAAGCGAACAAGCGCATGAGGAAGATGAACTGATGAAGTGGCCGCCATGTAACGCCAGGTTCTTCACGAAGGAAAGCGCCGACTGGGCTGTCCAACCCTACATATGGAGGAAATGTAACCGTCCATGGGGCCACTGGTTCGCCGGTCTCAATCATGAAGGGCCGGTGATTGAAGATGCCGATGCCTGACCCGGTCATGGTGGTCTGCGTCGATGGCCCGACGCGGGGTCGGCTCCGCGCCGTCACGAGCGGAGAGAAGACAAGGTTCCACGCCTACGACATGTCAGCTGTAACAGCGACAAGAGTCGAGGACTCACATGACCTCGTCTTCGACGCGCTGACCTATCACGTACATCAGATCGCATTCCTCGGCTTCTGCGTCAGGGTAGCGTCGATGCAGATAGACCCAGCCAACATCGACCCGTACGATGTCATCTCGTCCCTGTTCAATGAGGCCGGGCGCCAGGCGACCTACAGAGTGAACAGTGAGTAGACTACCAGACGGCATGTCGGCAAGGACAGTCGGCTCGCTCGTCAATCGGAGCGAAGCCATCGTCGCCATGTTCGACGCCGAGACCAAGGATTACGCATTCGGCGACTCCGGCGACGCAGAGAGCTACGCAGCCGAGATGGCCGACATTCTAGAGAGATGGATACAATCATACAGGGCTAGCCTCGATAGGCACCCGAGCACGAGCAAGGAGTAGTCATGGCAGGACTACGGACGGCAGTGAAGCCTCCAAGCGCAAAGCCGCCAGTAATCATCGTCGCGGATAGCGAAATGGACACACCTACATTCGCCGCTCATTTTACGAAGCGACACAAGAGCAGCCTGGCCGGAATGCCCGAGCTACCAGCCAGTATAGACTTCGGCATGGAGCAGAGCTATCGGGCATTCCACAGACGGCTACATGGGCTCCGCAGGTACAAGCACGAACACGAACCTGACGCGCCTGAGGTCGGCATCGACCGCGCGCTCGAATGCCTCTTCGAGAACCACAACTGGGGGTGGAAGCAGCTAGCTGGTATCGATGCACTGGTCGCAGTGTTCCCAACCGGCGACATAGCCGTCAAGGCCAAGGGCTATAAGATCCAGCACTTTAACGAGATAGACGAAGCAACGGACTACCTACTCAAGTTCTCCCTCTAGCAGCAGCCAAAGGCAGGGCAGCATGGAGATACAAACCTTCGCGTGGGCCGCTCCTATCCCGCGCCACCTGTACCTCGACAAGGAAGCTCTCTACTCGATCATCATGGGCGAGTTTGAGGGTCGGCTACGTGACGAGGGCGGCACCAGGGTTCCCGGCCCGATACGAATGAGGTTCCTCGGCTTCGGCTACATCGACGATGACAGCATGCAGGAGGTCATGGTCAAGACGGAGCTAAGCCCACTCTGGACATACGCGGTATGTCACGTATCATGTCCGGCGGTGAAGGGATGAAGTCAGCTACCGTCGAGCTACCGCCTCTCAAGCGAATGCCCGAGCGCCTGGGTGGACACGTCATCTATGCTACCGGTGAGGAGAGCTTGTGCCCAGAGCATCAGTTCTGCTGCTACACCGGAGACGAGAAGCGCAGGTGCCATGTCTGCCATAGCAATACACACCTCACCGACGACCATGGCGACCTACCGCCAGAACGCCTCGCGCCATGCCTATGCGGCAAGTGCGGAGAGCTGTTCACCAGCGTGACAGGATTCAACATGCACTTCGGCCGGGGCTACAAGTGTCGCAACCCCGAGAAGCGCGGACTGATCCTCGTCAGGCAGAAGGACAAGTATGGTACAGTGTGGCAGCTCTGGGCAAAGCCCGGCTCTAGACCCGAAGACATCTAACCGGTAGCGCGCTAGACCGCGCGGATAGGTCGACCCCTACTCGATACCCTAGAACCGTACGCGAGGACCGGAGCGTGGCTCCAGTCCTCTTGCGTGGCACCTAGCCTCTCCCCGCCTATCGCGGCAGGTACTGCCATTGGTCTAGACGCAGCCGTCCGATCGGCGTATCGTCCTAACCGGCAGCCGTCCGAAAAGCACCCCCGCAACCTGTGTAGGACGGACCTTCAAGGAGACGACCATCATGCCCGTCTTGGCCGTAAAGGCAGCAGCCCTGCTGGTAGCAGCAACAGGCCTGCTTGCCGGAGGCAAAGCGGAACTGGCCGGTCACGAGCAGGCTAGCTCCGCGCAAGTGGTCAAGGTCATCTACATCGTCAAGCCCGGCGACACGCTAAGCAGAATCGCCGGGTACTTTTGCCACAACCCGTCCAAGTACCGGGAACTGGCATCAGCCAACGGGATTAGCAACCCCAACGTCATCGACGTGGGCCAGCGCATCTGGCTTGCCTGCGGCGGTTCCGGCGGCGGCAGTAACAGCGCATCTAGCTCCGCGCGCTCCGGCTCTATCAGCGGCTCCAGCTACGCGCAAGGCTCAGCGGTCGTACCAGGCACGTCGGTCGTGTACAGCGAGGCTGGTCTAGCTCGCCTGTGGGTCGCGGCTGGAGGCTCAGGCGGTACGGCTTGGCACGCGGCCTGCATCGCGGAGCACGAGTCGTCCGGTCGTACATGGGTGGTCTCGCCCACCAACGACTGGGGCCTCTGGCAGATTCATGATGGAGGCTACTCGATGCTCAACGCGTTCGCCAACGCACAGAGAGCCATCTCCATGTCCAGCAACGGCAGGGACTGGAGTCAATGGTCTACGCGCGGCGACTGTTAGCTCCACAAGCGAACGGCCGGCCAGGCTCTCCCGAGACAGGACTGGTCGGCCGTTCCCTTTGCCTAGATGTTCTCGACCGTCACATCCCCGACGGTCACGTTGACCGTCTCGTTGGTGGACTGGTCGACGTAGGTAATGCCGCCAGCCTCTCCGATCGCATCGGCCGTCTTGGTGGCGGCCTCCATGTTCTCGAAGTTCTTGAGGCGGATGAGTACGTCGGCCATAACGGCCTCTTGTTCTCTGTCTGGCTGAGCTGCTGCCGTAGCAGGTAGCCCTCCAGCTCCCAGATCTTGTCGCGGGCCTCCGCACGTGCGATGTCCCGGCCGATGCCCTCGTCAAAGTTCTCCGGGCTAGCAGCGGCCGAGCTACCGGTCACGACGAACCCGTTGACGAGCGTGAGCGCAGCCACGGTCACTGTGGTGCCTGGGAAGACGTAGAACTGCTCGTTCACGATCTTGGCGTCAATGTCCCCAGGCGTGACACGCGGAGCGTCCAGGCGCTTGGCTCGCACTGCCTCTTCGATCGCGCTCTCGTCCATTGTGCTCATGACTGCTACTTCTTCTTTCTCTTGTCCGGCCTCCTGGCCGGGTCTGGTAGGTCAACTTCGACCTGGACTGGGTACTCGACGCCGCCAACCGTGACAACGCCGGTGATGACGGCGATCATATCACGGCACGACTGCGGTGAACTCCGCGTCGCTCGCGCCCTGCACGAACGTCAGGCCGTCGCACGTCGGGACTCCGAACGTGACGTCAGCAGCCGGTGTGCCGGGGAGCGTGATGTCTGTGGACACGTTGTAGGTCTGCCCAGCGACCACGACCGTACCGCGTACAGTCGCACCCTGCGGGTCGATGGGATCGTTGCCGTCCACCTGGTAGGTAACGATCAGGGTATCGCCGTGATCCGGCGCGGTAGGGGTTGCGTTGATATCGCACGAGACTGGCATCTTTGTTCTCTCCGATTTACTTCGTTTCGTTCGTAGGTTTGCCGGGTAGGGGTCCGGGTACTAACTTAACGAGCTTAATCCTGCAAGCCCGTTAACTCTTCACGCTCGCGGAGTGACTACCGGGAACGTCCAGGCCGTCGCGGCGATAGCGCACGAGCAGAGCCCGGCCGGTTCTAGCCAGTCGGGGAGCCCGCTGAGAGTGAACGCGAGCTTGAGGACGGCGAGGAAGAGCAGGATGGCGCCCGCAAGGAAGAACAGCCATGCCGCTCGTCTTGTGTTCACTTGGCGTCTAGGTCGTAGGTAGACCAGCCCCACTTACCGCCGACGGGCTGGGTGTACTTGCAGAGCTTGCCTCCCTGGTTGGTGTAGGTGATGACCTTCGTCCCGTTGGCCTGATTGATATCGAGGCCCACACCGCTCTTGGCATTCGAGCCGGGGTCCACGACTCCGCCGTTCATGCAGACCTTGCCGTCCGGCCTGATGTAGGCGTAGTATTCCTTGCCCTCGTAGAAGGCGATTGCCGATGACACTAGGAGTCCTCCTGTCGGTGCTGGTGTTGAGCCGCCCCCGGAGCTGCCGCCCTTGGCGCGCTTGATGACCTCGTCGAGCGGGAAGCCTGACCCCGCGTCGTGGTGGCCGGAGCCCATGGAACCGAAATTGACATGCTGGCAGATGCCCTTGACGGTTCCTGACTGGGCTTGCGAGTTCGATAGGACCGTGTACGGGATCTTGTACTTCTCGCACAAGTACCGTAGCCAGTCGGCCGAGTTGTTGAGCAGAATGTTCTTGCTCATCCAGGTCGAGCGCGACCACGATGCGTAGGCGCACATCTCCAGGGAGAGGCAGTAGTTGTTTGCGTTGCCCTGAGTCCACGCCTTGTGGTTCTCATAGACGTAAGCTCCGAGCAGCCCGGCCGACGAGTTGTCCGCGCCGTGATGGCTGGAACACCCCGCGCTCGGGTTAGCGAACCACGAGCCCAGAGACTCGATAGTCATCGCGCCCTCGGTCGTGTGGAACGCGATGACGTTGTACGGTCCGCGCGAAGACGAGTAGTGCGGCGACGGCATCCACTTCTCTTTGATCGATGCCATTACTCGGGAACCTCCTCAGGCCCATCGTCGGGCGGATCGTCGTGATGTTCCTCACGCCACTGGCGCAGGAAGTCACGGTACTGGCGCAACCGCTCGCGGGTCTCGCCAGTCTGCGGCTTGTCGGACTCGCCCCACGGCTCGCTGGCTTCGTCCGAGCCCGACTGGTCCTCGTCTGGGTCCACGTCCTCCAGGACAGCCTCGCCGCTCTCCAGCTTGGCCTCGTCGACGATATCACCCCACCGCACACGGATTGCGTCTATGCGCTCGTGTCGCCGGTCGCGCCTGTCACGCCGTCCTTGCCTCCTTTCCACCCGCTGTTCATGCCTGGATTCGACACCCTCGGCTATCTCCTTGAAACTAACCATCGTGCACCTCCTATCCCTATTCTACTCCTTGGGCGGTTCTGGCGGTCTCCCGCCCCTATTCGTGCCTATGTACGCGCCTAGCAGGCCGGTTAGTCCTCCCGTCGCGGCTATGAGTACCTGCGTAGCGTTCTCTGATAGCTTGACCTGCGGAAAGCTGCTGTTAATGATCTGAACTGTAGTGGCAATAAGGATCATGAGAATTGACAGGCTAAGGCCGAGTGCGAGGACTAGCGCGACCAGATCAACCGGCCGCCACTGCACAGGATTCTTTCTAGACATCACGCCTCCTTCTCTTGCTCGGCTAGCTTCTTGGCCGCCCGCTCGATGCGCCAATGCTCAATCATTCCACCGGCTATCGACAGGAGAGCAGTCCATATCGTAGACAGCGTATCCTTGATATCTGGGGGCAAGTTCATGAGCGGCCGGTAGTGTATGATAAGGAATACTGACGTCGTGCCGACGATAGCGCCTAGGGCTGATCCTATTACAGTCCTTGGTATTCCCCACATAGTCACCTCACGACTGTATGAATCCGAACTGGTCGTCCAGCGGGAACCGGCCGCCTATGCCGATCTGTGTTGTTGCGAGCGGGTTCGGCAGGTAGTTAAAGCTCATGGTTCCATTCGCATTGATGGAAACGATCGGAGAGGCCGCTCCATCTGCTACATCAGTGACGAGATACCTCTGGGCAAGCTGTGGCCGGTAGTTTGTTGGGAAGGTAAAGAACACAACGTTGTTCATGTTCCCGGACGTGTTGTTGGTCTGGACCTTGCCGGCCACCTCTACCGCTGTTAGGTCCTGGCTGAATCGGTACTGAGGCGGTGTCATGCCGGCAACAGTGCCGGCCCAGTTAGCTGCCGAGAGCGGCCGCATGTCGTGCCACGGGTCATTCGTCATCCGGCGCTGGTCGACCAGAGTCGTGATGGCCCCGGCCGAGGTCGAAGTCCACGAACAGACAGGGACATCCCATATGCCGGTCGAAGTCTGAACTATAGGAGGCATGACCGGAGAGCCAGAAGGCGTACCCGTAATGACAGTTGGTACCACGACGGTCGCGCTCGTAGTTGCGCCCCGCGTCAGGCGTAGGACTAGCCGGTCAATCCTGTTCTGCGCGGACGCGGCCGGAATGGGAGTGCTCACTGGGGCGTCACAGCGCCATAGCTGACCCTTAATCGCGACCACACCGTCAGCGATCACAGCATTGCGCCCGCCGGTATCGAGCGACGGAACCATGGCGCTACCGACCGATGCGTCAATGGCAGTGACTGCGCCGATCGCAGTGTGTAGGTATTCCCACTCGCCGGTCGTCGTCATCTGGGTGAAAGCGCTAGGGCGCGCGTCATATGTAACCATCATTCCTCACTTCGTAGCTAGTGCTTGCTCCAGCGCCCGTATCCGCGAGGTCAGCTGGCCTATGATAGTCTGATCAGTATTTGTAACATTAGCGTTTTGCCCGATAGTAGGAACAACTGTTATCTCCGGGCTCTGTGTCGGGTCCGCAGTCAGCAGGACACTGGTCACAACGTCCGAATACACCACACCCGGCCTAACCTCAACCGAAACTAGGTCACCTAGGTAGTAGTCCCGGCCGAACGTCAGGAACGGGATATCAGTAGCGGTTACGCCCATCGTAGGACCGGCCTGGCCTGATAGCAAGGCATCGTTAGCCGTTGTTTGCAGGTTCGCAACTACCGTCTCGGACGAGCTATCATTGAATACCTCGACCGCATTCCATATTGTACGGCCAGCCGCTACCGCCTGGATGAAACTCGTGCCCGCGCCCTGGACGAGAGAGTCGGTACACGTCGGGTCAACGATATTGAAGTTGATCGCCGTTATATTGCCTAGCTGCTCACTGAACCAAGCCTTGCCAGTCAGGTTGCGCGGAATGAAGACATCGAACGTCAGGTTGTGTGTCGACGGGTTCCTGACTATCTGAACTCCCATCGCGTTACCATTGCCGGTCGAATTGATCAGCGCGCGGATCACGTCCATCAGGTTGAGGTCGACTCCGCTGCCGAACTTGACCGTGTACGTTACATTCGTTCCGCGACCGAGACTAGCGGCAATGTTTAGCGAGCTATTCCTGCGAGAGGCAACAGCGCCAGAGCCTATGTTATTGACGACATAGTGCTTGATGGCCGACTCTAGTGGCGTGTTGGTGACCGGATCGGACGCTGCGGCCGTCTGCGCATTCCATGCCGCGCCTGGGCTCGGGTAGCATATGCGATTAGCAATCAGGCCTAGCCAGTCCGCGCCGGTCAGGATTATGAACGGCCCAGCGCCGGTAGCTCCGACCCCTGCCGCGCCAGGTACAGAGTCCTGATAGCCTGGGTTCTCGCACTTACCGCCGAACGTGAATAGCCCTCGCCAGTTGACATTGACGAAAAAGTCCCCGGCCATCATAATGTTCCAGAGCGCATTCGTGTACGGTACAGTAATGGTCCATGAGCCAACAGCGTTGTAATAGAGCTGAGCCTGAATGTTCAGGAACTGGACCGGCCCCTGGCTAACCAGGTTCTTGTCGAGTATCTCTACCCATATTTGATCGGTCGATCCGGCAGACGGGAAGATATACACGGCAGAAGGCTTGAGCGTGCCAAACGCCTGTGAGCGATGGACTGTGTAGGCATTAACCGGTAGTACAGCCATTATGCCCTATTCCACCTGTTCACCCATTGGACGCCGACCGACGTGTTAGCCGACGAACCCGCCATCGCGATGTTTACCTGATTCGGTCCGGCCATCAATGACCAGAGGTTACTCAGCGTGCCTCCTAGTACGAGCTGATCCCAGACGTTAGTCGAGGTCGTCGTGTTCACAGCCATCTGCTGTCCCGGCTTCGTGACAACCTGTACTACTTGCCCGGACGGGATAGCGGCGTTCAGCGACCATTGCCGTCCAGTACTCAAGTTCTGGAGCGTCGGCGTACCCGGCCCAGTGATAGTCCACACCGGCCAGGCCTGAGCGCCGCCTGTGTTCACAATGGTCGATGACCCAATGATAGAGGCTCCGGCGAGCGGTACGGGCAAGAGAGGCAGGATGCCAGTCGAGGTGTTGATCTTGAATATGAGCGACTGAGCGATCAAGTCCTGCCAGTACGGGTCAGGCGTCTGCATCGTGAACGAGAACACGCTGTAATCATTGATCGCTACATCAGGACTGTTCGGACCACCTGTCGTATACACGGCAATCTGCCTGCTCGTACCGTCGGGCCGCTGAACCTGTATGTAGCCAGGCTTCGGGGCCTCGTTGCGACGATGGAAGAATGCGCGCGATACCCGGTCAAGCAAGCCGTAGTAGTCGTTCTCATCCTGACTTGCGGGCATACCGACTAGCATGCCAATGTTTATCGTTCCCGGCTGAGGCAGATAGAAGCTAGCATATGCCGTGCCGTCGAGCAACGGTATTGTCTGGAGCGCTATGCTCAAGCCCTCGATACCTGTGATGCCAGTGCAGACGTAACCGTCCGCCATCGTCAGATCACTGAGGTTCCAGTCATTGCCGTCAGGATCAATGTAGTCGATCTGGAGCGGCGACGGTGGTGCTGGCATCACCATTATGACCTCCTGCCTGCGCGGTTAAGCGCACCCTGTTGCAACGACATGGCCTTGAACGCCGTGACCACATGCGCCTCGATCGCAGCGCCGGTCAGCCCGTCGAAGTGAGCGTGATACGAATCGCCATCGCCTCCGCGAGCACCAGCTTGTCCCTCTGGCAGGACGTACTCGCGACCCTGCTCAGCGAACGTGTAGAACGCTCCGGTATACATGCCAACGCCGCTGACCGGCTCGTTGATCCAGCCACCACCCGCGTACCCGTACGGACGCCTATTGGCAGGAACGTGCATCCACCTGATAGCTTCCTCGCCGAGCACCTTACCCAGATGCTTGAATTGCGCATTCAAGGCGCTCTGCTGTGACTTCAACCCTGCGATGAAGTTAGCGCCAGTGTTGTACGCGCCTCCCGAGACTACCGACGCTATCCCGCGCGAGGTGCCCAGGGTAGCCGACGCTAGCGCGGCCTCAGTACTCTTGACCTGCTTCAGGACGGAAGGCCCGGCTGCCTGTATAGCATTTACGTAGGCGAGCGCCGCATCCGGCCCAAGCGCGACGAGCTGATTGATCATTTCGGGCGCGAGCTTCATCGCGTGCATCTTGTTCAGGGCACTGATCATCTTGCGAGCGTAGACAGTACCGCTAGCCGGGTCCATCGCCGCAACCGTCTTGAGCAGGGCCTGCGACCCTCCTGCGCGGGATAGGTCCCTGACTGCATAGCCGAAGTTGCGCATGCTGGTTAGCTGCGAGGTAAGCCCAGACAGGATAGACCGTCCGCCAGCCGCGCCTACGCCCTGAATGCCGATCGCGCCGATACCGCCGGTCGACTGGAGATGCGCTAGCTCTTGCTGCTGGAAGGCCGTGGCATTGGCGATGTTAGTAGACAGCGTCTTCATGTGAGCCTGGAGACCCTGCATCTCCTTGATCTGGTTAATCACTAGCAGCGACCGGGACTTAGCTACACTCGGACTGAAGTAGAGCCTGAGGTCAGCCAGGAACTTAGCCTGATCACTCGCGAACACCGATGCCGTAGTCGTCGGAGTGATCTTGGCTAGCGTTGCCGCGAGGCTCGTACCTACGCTCACCATCTTGTTATAGGCCGCAATTGCCGCAGCCGACGCCCTACGGCTTGCGGTAGCCGCCGCTATCAACGCCCTGTTGTGAGCAGCCAGCGCCTCGGCCGCAGACACCGTACCGCTCGCGAAGCCCATCAGGCCACCGGTCGGCACTACAGTCTCGCCGCCCATAAAGTTGACTAGCTCTGGCCCGCGCTCTCCGACCCAGGCCCAGCCCGGTGACGCCCCTCCGGTTCCGGTTGCGTACCCATGACCGGAGCCCATGCCCATGCCTCCGCGCATCAGGGAAGGCCCGTAGGTATGGACAGCATAGTTGATAGCGGCCGCAATGTTAGCGAGCGGGTCATATATGTTACTGCTCGTACCAGGCACGTGATATGCAGCGAACGTCGAGCCGATAGTCTGGAGCAATCCGCGTGACGGGTCGCCGTGCTGTGCGTTGATGTCAGTCAGGTTGATGGCGTTCGGGTTACCGCCAGACTCTGTCTGCATCTGGTAGAGGACTTGCGGCAACAGCGAGGACGGAAGGTGGAGCATACCTAGGGCCTGCAGTACCGTAGGCGCCCAGCGCTGAACACCCGCACCGGCCGGTCCGCCATGGAACAGGTTGGAGAAGAAATGACCGATCTTCCCGCCCAGACCACCAAGGAGCTTGAGCGCGCTCGCGGGCAGCTTCTCCAGGGCGATCAGGCCCTTGCCCACTATAGCGCCCAGCGCGTTCGGTATCGAGCCAAATATCTTGAGAACAACCTTGCCCACGTTTGGAGCGCTGGTCATGAGACCCTTGAGCAGGCCCTCGATGAGGCTCAGTCCGAGCCCAGCCATAAGAGTCGATGGCGACGAAATCCCAAAGTGGTGCTTCACCCAGTTGACGATCGGGTCTACGACAATCGACTTGACGAAGCTGCCGATACCTCCCATGGCAGACTTCATGCCGTTCTTCAGGCCCTCAATGATGAGGTTGCCGGCATTGCTAAGCCAGTTAACTGCGTCGTGGAACCAGTTGATGACATCTTGCTTGATACGGTGGAAAATGTCCAGCAGGTCGTGATATCCGCGTTCCGCGCGCCCGATCGTATTGTTCCAGACAGTATCCCAGATGGATGCTACGTCGTGCCTGAATATGTCATATGCGTTCGCGATATTGTGTAGGCCGTCGGAGATGAGCTGCTGAAGGTGCCTTTGAGCATTGACTGTACGGCCAACCGTATCCGACCACATCAAATTCCATTGTGCTGCGACCAGATGACGGCCTGAGTCGAACCAGTGGGCAATATTGTGAAGCCAATCGTTGATCAGTATCTGGAGGTGACGCTGAGCGCTTACCGTACGGGTGACGGTATCTGACCACATCAAGTTCCATTGCTGGATAACGACGTGGTTGATAGCTGCAAACGTCTTCTCGATAATGGTCGCAAAGTCTGACAGGTAGGCAATAGTGTTCAGAAGCAGAATGCCGAGCTGGAAGACAAAGTTCAGGAAGTCAGCGAATGCCTTGGGGTTCTTCGACACGGACGCAGCTATCCTCTCGATAGCGTCCGCGAACGAATTGATGATGCCAGGGATGTCAGGCGTGAACGCCTTCATCACATCTGTGAACGCCTTGGTTACGGCTGTGATAGATGACGTTACCTGCGGGTCCTTGAACGACTTGATAATGGTGTCAGAGAAGACTTCAAACGGACCGGATATGGTTGAAACCGCACCCTTGAATATCGGCGTCAAGAACTTCATCGTCTTGTCGACAGTGTCAAGGATGTTCTTCATGACCGGCGCCATAGGCGCACCGATCTCAGACAGGCTCTGCTTAGCGTCCTGGGCAAGGTTCTTGAATGACTGGCGCACAGACTCTTGTCCGGCCGTAATCTGGTCGGCCTGCGCCTTCTGGTAAGCCTGGCTAGCCTTAGACTGAGCAGCCCGCGCGGATGCTAGCGAAGCCTCAGCCGACGCTAGCTGAGCCGTCGAAGCCTTGCCTGTAGTTCGCAGCTTGTTTATACGGTCCTGCGCGCTCGCGACCGAAGCCTCAGCGCTGAGGATAGAAGCGGCTGACGTGCCTCCGCGCGCCGTCGTCAGTCTCTCCTGCGCAGCGGCTAGCCGGTCACCAGCGGCTGTGGCTGCAAGCGCGCTGGGTCCGCTTCCCGCCCCTAGACCGGCGAGCCTAGCCTGAGCCGCGCGGACCCTCGCGTTAGCGGCCTGAGCCGCTGCCCGAGCCTGAGCAACCTGTGCCTGGGTCGTCCCGCCGACGCCGAACGCGCCCGCGATGCCAAGTCCAGCAATAGCGCCGCCGCCTAGCGCGGGAATGACCCCGGCTAGCATCTGGCCTAGGAACGGGAGGACCGCGGCAGCTACAGCACCAGCGCCTATCAGGACTGGGGTAGGCACAGCCGAGATGGAACCTGACGTGCCGCCTGGCAGCGCCTTGATCAGGGCATTGATTCCTCCGATGAAGCCTGCGCCACCAGCGGCCTCAGCAGCACCTCCGGTTCCGCCGCCACCGCCGCCACCTCGGCCACCACCGCCGAGATTGACATTGACGCCGCCACCAAGGGAGTCCCTGATCTCGGCCTTGGCTCTGGCCAGAGAAGCCTTGTTCAGGTCGACATCTACCTTGGCCTTGATACCCTTGAGCGCGTCGTCAAGCCCCTGACGGAATGCCCTGCCGTAGGTATCGCCTAGGTCCTTACCGGCCAGCCGCGCGACCGGCTTTGCCTTCCTGGTAGCGTCGACTATGATCTTGCCGATGTCGAAAGTATCCGCTACGCCCTTGGTTAGCTCCTTCCCCATCTCCCGGCCCATAACCCTGGCAGCGGCCGTGGCCTTGGGCGTAGCGTCCTTCACTATCTTGGGGAAGTCGAGACCGGCGATTATGCCCTTGGTCATCTCCTTCCCCATGTCCTGACCGATGCGGTTGGCGGCAGGTATTAGCTCTGCCCGCATACGGTCATTGAAGCCACGAAGATCAGGGACGACACCAACTGAGACGCTGCCTACGAAGATGTCGTCAGCCACGGCCTCTCACCCCATCCAAAAACGCTTGGGCCTCGTCTGGCTCCATTCCGCGCAGACGCGGGTCGATCTTCATAGCATCCTCAAGCGTCATGAGCTTACCGCGACGGCCGGTCACGCCAGGACGGCGAATGGGCTCTGGCTTAGTTACAGTCTGCTCAGAGTGGACCTGCACGTAGGCCCAATTGCCCATTCGTATCTCATCCAGGATGGACGCAAGCATTGAATCAGTGGCACTCCACCTACCCCGTGCGGGGTCGGACTGAGCGCTACCTCTGGCCAGCTCGCTTTCTGACGCGTCGTTCCGTATCGCGGTATTCAAGGCGCTCTCCGGCGGAAGGTGTCGAAGCAGGACCACCAGGCGACGCCACGTAAGCTTGGTATCAGGCAGGAACAAGTCCCTGAAATCCAGGCCGTAGTATCGCTGTAGGTCTACCTCTATTTCCTCCGCATACGTGCTCGTGAGCCAGAGCGCCTCTGAGATTTTCCCACCGTCAGTCGGGCTTTCTCCCCGCACTTCTGGAAGACGGCCTCGATCTGGTAGTTCTCCAGGTCAAGCTCCCACCACAGCTTGAGTTCGTCGGGGTCATCAATAACCCCTTGAGCCCAAACGTCCCAGTCGCCCTGGCCGGCCCCTCGCATAGCTGAGGCAGGCCAGGCCCCTGGATGGAGAATGTGGATAACGTGTCCACCTACCCTGACGGTGATTGGATTCCCGACGCGCTCCTGGCGTAGCTGATCTCCTTCAAGATCGAGGTCGAGATCAACACTCTCGTTGTCCTCGGGCGTGTCTTGAAGTTCCGGGTCTTCTTGCATCTCGGCTACCATGGCGGGCTCTCCTGCCTATCAGGTGAAGTAGGAGGTCATGGACTTGCCGTAGTTCACGGCCCGCTGAGCCACGCCGGTCGCGGCACCGATGGTGCCGGGGTAGAACGTGAACGTCAGGTCGGTCGTTATGATGTCTCCCTGCTGCGCCTGGCGGTTCCCGCGAGCGGTTACCTTGGCGAACGGAGCGTATAGGCGCTCCTGCTTTGCGCCATCGATGCTGTCGAAGATCAGGCCGTAGCGATTGTCGGCCGGAGGGTCGGGGATGATGTAGACCGCGGAATGGAGCGGCAGCGCCGAAGTCGACGTGGTGCTGTCCTTGAGAGGAGACGTGGCGGTGGGGAATACTGGCACGTCGTCGTACAGGGCCAGAACGGCCGGGTTCATGCCCTCCAGGAAGGTGGCCTGGGCCGTCTTGCTTCCGCCGGTTAGGATGGAGCGGACGGGCGTCAGGACCCCGGCAGCTGGGATGTCCTTGATCGTCTCGTCGAGCTTGAAGATGTAGCCGGATACGTCGACCCAGCCTAGGCAGTGGTAGGTCGCTGCCACGATGGTGCTTGGGTCCTCGAAGCCCAGCGGCGCTCCGACGTTCGGGAGTCCCACCCAGCACACGACGTCACCGGCCGCGTAGAGCAGCGTGTTGTCCTTGTACGGTCCTGTTGCCGGGACGGGGAGCCCGAACAGGCTGGGGTTGTCTGTGAGCACTTGCGGGTTACGAGCTACGGCCTTGGTGTCGTCAGGCATTGCCTCTCCTATGGGTGGATTCGCACTAGGTACGATGCGTTACTGCGGACTAGGTTCTGATTCAACTCCGGTACGAATTTGGGTCCACTAATGACGGTGACGTGCTGTATAACTCCGTTCATGACTTGGGCGCTCATCAGGCTCTGCATGTCGGCCTGAATGTTCCGCGCGGCTTGTGATACATCGGTTGAGCTGTAACCCTTGTTTGTCTGTCCCCAGATATCAATGTCTACTACCGGATGGTCCATCCAGATGTGAGCCCCGACCGTCCCGCTCACGCGCCTGATCCGCGCCGTCAGCGAGGGAAGGTCGCCGGCAGGCATTACAGTCACGAACCGGATGTCCGGCTCCATCGGTACGAGCGCGAATAGTAGCGCCGCCTCGACGTCAGGTAGCGGGGTGACCATCCGGGTAATAGGCATGTTACATCCTTAGCTCTCGCGCCGCGCGTAGAAGTGTATGGTACGGCTCAAGACCTCGGTGTCCATACTCGACGAACTTGGCCTCAGGCGAGTAGTTCTCCACGATCGCCTCGACCCTGTCTCCGGTAGCTCCACCGAACCGGTGGGACCGGACGCGGAAGCTAGCCTTGTATCGTCCTGCGTGCTCGTCGCCCAGAGGACTACCGATCGGAGCCATCACGATCGCGCGCTCCATGATCTGAGTTGCCGTGCGCTCGACTACGCGCATCAGCATCTCGGAGTTCAGGAACTCACGCATGCCCGGCTCGTTTCTTGTGTAGTCGCTCACGGCGATGCTCCCTTCACGATCTGTCCGCTGACGCGGATCGGGGACGTATGCCCAGAGAACGGGGACATCCATCGGTCTGGTTCGCCTATTACTTCGTACTCAACGCCGTCGACTATCATAGCGTCGAGATAACCGACATCCGTTCCGTAGGGCACGAACACGAGGATGTTCGTTGCTACTTGATCTGTGAAGTTCACTGCCTCCCGGCTGGTAGTTTGCTGGACTGAACAGGGTCCGACCTTCACCTCGGTGAATGAGTAGGTATCGTTGTTGTATTCGTCCTGACCTGCTACTACGCGATGCCGAAGCGTCACGTACTGACCATGCGGTAGCGCTGGAAACATCAACTACGCCTAACTGCTATTGATCCCACCTTGAATCTGTAGTCCCCTAGTATCTCGTCCATGCCGAAGTCGCGAAGTGCCGCGTAAAGCCCGGCCATTGCTCCGCCCCCTGTACCACCCCCGCTATAGCTTCTCCGCATGCTATAGCTATACGCACCGATAGATTCACTCTGAAGGGTAGCCGACATCGTTGGAGTCGACAACTCCGATATGATCGCAGAGCACAGAAGGCCCTCGATGTCTGCCGGTACATTGCGGTAGCCGTGCTCGTATTCTATGTCGTACGAGTGGCTGTACCACGCCGCATTGTACCAGAACGTAGGTAGGTTGATGATGCCGGAATAGCGCGGCTCCGGTATGGTGACGGTGTCCACGCCGTCGAAGATGAACCAGGTTATCGGGATGCTTGGTATTGACCCGACGCCCGCCCGAGCTATGACCGTAATGACCTGGTATATCGGTCGTCCGGGCAGGACGATGAGACCATCAGGCGCAGCCATGGTAATGGTGTCTGTTGCCTCATAGATGAACGTGTTCCGCGCTCGCCTGCGGATGATAGCGCTACCATCCTTGAGCATAGCGTCGACACGCGCTGCCTCAACCTGGTTCAGGTTCCTACCCAGCCTGGCTATAATCGCATCTGGATCAGCCAAGCTGGGTAGCGAACCATCAGTCGGATAGATCACCGACTACTCCTTGTTGTCGCGCTCCCTGGTTGCGGCCCTGCGCGCGGGACGCGTGCGCTCCTGGCGACGGTGGGCTGCGGTCTCCAGACCCTCGCGCGCCTCGGACTCGACCTGCTCCGCGTACTCGCGCTGGGCGAGCATGGCGTCCGTCTCCTGCTCGTTGTCCAGGTCCACCTCGGACGCCGCGCCCTCGACGGCATAGCTGCCGACGTACGGGTACGGCGGTGCCTGGATGACGCTGATCGCTGCGGCTGCTGGCGGGGTCGCGCCGACAGGAAGGATCGCGCCGAACGGCCAACGGTTGTTGGGCGGGGGAGTACCGGTCATTGGCTTGGTCGGCTCCATGATCGTGACCGGGTTGACCGTCGCGTACGCGAGACGCATCGTCATACGCATGGCGACCGTGTCCTGCTGCATCAGGTTCAGGATGACCTGGCCGGAGTCGTTGGAGATGACGCCCTCGGTGAACATCTTGAAGCTGATGTCGCGCCGGATACCGATCATGGCCTTGGTGAAGTCCCCGGCGAGCATAACCGCGCCGCCGAGCCCCATCTGCCACGAGCCGTTGTTGATCTCGTTCATGCCGTAGCCGTACAGGACTCCGCCCGGCCGACCGGTCATGTCCGGCTGATAGATCGGGACGCCCTGCGCGGAACGCAGACCGGCGAGGTTCCAGCTCGTACCCGGCATGGCCGCGAAGCCGTTGACGGTGTAGCCGGTCGTCGCCATCATCGCGCCGAGCTTGGTCACGTCCTGGCCGAGGTCGACGCCAGTACCCTGGACGACGAAGTGCTGGGACTTGGCCGCACCGGGGAAGACAGCCTCGCCCCAGGTGGACGGCTTGTTGATGCCCCAGAGGACGGCGAGGTCGATCAGCTGTCCGACAGCCTCTGTGATACGCGGCTGGACCTGGCCCCAGAGCGGGACATCCGCGTCGTCCAGATATGCCTCAGGGATGGGAACGATGCAGGCGATCTCTTCGACCACCAGCACAACGTTCTTCCACTGCTGCATGGTCGTCTGCTTCATGCCGGTGTCGCCGCCAACCCAGTAGGCGACGGGCAGAACGTCCAGGACCGGCATGCGCTGGGTCTTGGAGGATAGGGGCGTACTCGCCATCAAGCTCAGCGCCGCGCTAGCCTTGGGGGCTTCCTGAATGATAGCTGTCGCCAGCGGCTCAGGAACAAGCGGGTCCGAGCCCGTCGTAGTACGCCCGACATGGGTGTTGTACGTGGGCATGGGTGCTCTTTCCGCGCGGACGCGGCGTTACTGCTTGGCGCTCGCGCTAACTGTCGTCTCCGTGGACGAGCTGCCGGAACAACTGTTCAGGACCCGTAAGGCTGACGCCAGTGGCGGGTGATGACCCGGTCCGCATCGTACCGACTGGAGCCTGACCACGGACAGTAGGGCGTCCGTTGTTGGTGCCAGTAGGCTGCTTAGACCGCGCCTCAATGCGACTGGTGATTTCTTCCTCAATGAGCCTTGACAGCGTTGCTGCCCGATCGCCAATCTCCTCAGCGGTTCCATCACCGAGGTACTCGATCAGGTCGGGTGACAGGTCATTCGCGGCGGCAGCGAGCATCCGGTTCTGCTGAGTCGCCAAGGCGTCTCGCTCTTGTTCAGCAGCTATCCGGGCCTCTTGTGCCCTCTCCAGCTCGGACTTGTTGGCATCCTGCTGCTCGCGCCAGTTCTTGGCAGCGGCAGAGTTATCCCGTGCGGTCTTTTCGTGCCGCTGGGCCAACTTCTTCCAGCGTGCTAGCTCCTTGTTCAGCTCATCAGGGTCCTGCTGCTGCATGACCTCGTGAAGCTGCTCTTCGGCCGCCTGGTCTTCAGGATGGCCTTCTTGCGTGGAGTCAGCACCGCCGGTGGGGTCGACCACTCCGGTGTCGCCAGCTAGTCCTTCAACTGCAGATTCGCTCATTCCCATTCCTTGCTCGCGTAGATTATAGCTGATCCGCGTCGTTTCGTCTAGTCCCGTCGCGGACGCTCTATATACGGGGCAGCGTTGTCTACTGCTCCGAGGGTGCATGACCAGGCCTGAACCCGGTCGCGCGCTGATGTAGATTCGAGCACAGGCCCTTGACTATCTCCTGGCTCACGTACTTGCTGAGAAGCGCCTCGCACCTGTAGAAGTCGTCCTTCGTACCCCAGCCGATCTTGGCCGCGCCTGGCCCCTCGGCCCAGTACCGCATAAGCCGTTCTGTATCCTCTACGTCCTGTGCCGACGCTTCGCGCCCAGCTACCATATCACACCGCCTCGATGAGCAGAGGACCCTGGCTAGCGGTCCTCACGTTGTCGAACGGGTCGAAGACCCTGACCTTCCACCACCAGGCTCCAGTCACCTGGGTGTCAGCAGACGGGATGGCAAACGTGGAGAGCGTAGCGCCCAAGTTGTCGGGGTCGTCTAGCACTTCGCTATCGTACTTGATCACTTCTGGATCAGTGTCAGGTATCGTCTTGTCATCCTTGACATAGAATGTAGCCGTCATGCCCGTGCCGTCTGATATCTCAGGGAACCGCGCGGTCACGACGATGTCGTCTCCCTGCTTGAAGAACAGCGCTATCATGTCCATTATGTCACCTCTGCAGATATTTCGTTAGTTTCGATAGTAGCGGCGGCTGTATCGGACTCAACCGCCGCAACGACACTGTCTGCTACGACCGACGCCGAGAGCACGTTCACGCTTAGCTCCGCGCCAAGCTCATTACTAACCCAAACGATAGCCGTGACCTCTTCGGGCAGCGAACCCGCCACAAACGGCAAGCCTATCCAGCCACTCGCTTGACTCTGAGATAGCGCCAGTCCGGTGATTACTTCAAGCCCGGCCAGATAACCATCAGCGCTGCTATCCGTCTCCGCGCTACCGGACACGCTCATCACGAGGACGACCCCACCCAAGCCTACCGATACCGCGCGGGAGGTCCCTGAGAGCGCTCCCTGGGAACTTATACTACCGGACGCCGAGGACGCGTTAAAAGCCGTACCGGAGAGCATCATAACCGATACGACCGCGCCGCTTGCCGTCGACACGGTAGCTGAGAAGCCTGCAATAGTCAGAGGCGGCTTGCCAACTATAGTAACATCGCCAGAGCCCTGGCTAGCTGTGGCGCTGGTCCCGGAGATTGCAGCCTCAAGCCCCAACCAACCGGTAGCACTCGATTGCGTCGATGCCGAGCCCGACATCGGTCCACCAGCTAGCCAGCCGTCTCCCTTGCTCGACGTGGCCGAAACACCGGCGACCACCCCGGCCAGCATAATGGAGCCCGCAGCAACACTGGCCGAGGTGGCCATACCAGTGACAGCCCCGACCAGTTGGATGGAGCCCGTAGCACCACTGGCCGAGACCGCACTGCCGGCTAGCACGCCCAAACGCGTCAACGCGCCGGTCGCTGCCGACGCACTAACTGACATGCCAGCCAGAGCCGCGAAGAGGGACACGGTTCCATTCGCGGCGCTCTGCGTAGAGGCTACGCCATTCACATCATAAGTGATAGCCCCTACATGAATAACCACCGCGCCAGACGCAGAGCTGATTGCGGCAGAAGAACCCGCAACGGGCGACAGTCTGCCGAGGGTGCCTGACGCGGTGGAGGTTGTGGAGGACGACCCCGCGCAGGCCAGGGTCATAGTAATAGAGCCAGATGCAGCAGATGCGGTCGAGGCCGAGCCAGATACTATGTCCTCTCCGCCAATTGCCCCAGTAGCAGAGGACGCGGTAGCGGACGAACCTGACAGAACAAGTATAGCGACCACCGCGCCTGAGGCAGCGCTAACCGTGGTGGCGGTCCCACTGATTGGAGAAAGCGTGCCGAGGGAACCTGACGCGGTGGTCGCGGTCGAGGACGTACCCGATACGGAACCGATCAAAACCACGGCACCGTTAGCCTGGGACGCGGTGGCGGATTGCCCAGCCATCGGAGAGAACCGAGACACAGACCCGGAGGCTGTACTCATTGTGACGGACGAACCCGCCACCGCGCCGATCAACACTACTGAGCCCGCTGCGGATGACGCAGTAGACGAGTAACCAGATATGGCAGCAGCTGTAAATGCACCGGTAGCAGATGAGGAGGATGCGCCTGACCCCGCGCAGGCAAGTATCTGGGCTATCGTTCCTGACGCGGCCGAGGTCGTTGTGGCGAAACCGTTAATGCCGCCGAGACCAGAAATGGTGCCGAACGCTGACGAAGCAGAAAGCGCGGTGCCTGAAATGACGCCTATGCGTACAACTGTGCCTGACGCCGACGAGGTAGTCGAGGCCGAGCCGTTGATCGAACCAAGCGCACTGATGGAGCCCGTAGCGGTCGATGTGCTCGACGCGGAGCCCGCAATGCGCATCGTAGTAGTGATGGCACCGGTCGCGGATGATGATGAAGCGCTAGAGCCTGATATGACGGCGGTTCGCCCGAGCGAGCCGGTCGCGGATGATGTGCTAACCGCTAGGCCGTCAAGCTCCTGACCGGGCAGCCATACCGGAAGCACTGGCAGAACGCCCCAGGACGCCGGGAATGGTACTATCTGGTCGTCTGTGATAACACCTGGGTATGAATGCGATAGCGGCTGAATCTCGGCAAGAATACTAGGCGGGGGAGTTACGGCAATGGCAGGACGTGTGCCGAATCCCGGCACGGTGTTGCCCCAGGGCTTACCGGCCGGAGTGACCTGGTACGGGTCCTGTGCCATTACTCCTCGTAAGTAGCATACCCGCCAAACACGGAAGTTGACGCACCTATGTTCCAGACCACAAGCTCGGCAGGCCCGGACGGGATAACCAGTCCTCTACCCCAGCTCCAGACGATACCCGCGCCTAGGGTAGCAGGCATACCGAACCGTCTCATGAAGTTAGCCGGGGATGTCGGCTTGGTCGTTGCCGCGACAGCTCCCATGCAAGCAGCAGCAGCAGCCGACGTGTCCTGCGGCTGCGGCGTTAGTGCGGTAGGCGTAACCGAGACAGCTGCCGGTCGTCCCAGGCCGACAACCGAGGCAGCCGCTGTTCCCGATTCAAGGAACACACCCATCTCGAACAAGCGCATATCCTTGCCCGCTGTGCTCCTGAGCCAGAATAGCGCGGATGCGGAAACTCCAGTCACCGTCCACGCGACGTCATATAGAGCCATTACGTAAACCTCATCGGTTCCGATAGCAGGGTTAGGACGACAGGAACAACGCCGCCTGCTTTAGCGCACTCCTGACAGATGGCGCCACCGCAGGCCGCGATCGTCGCGTGTATAGGACATAGCCATATCTTCCGGTCATGCCCGACTACGCCACAGTACCTCTGGTACAAGGCCGCCGGAGTGGCTCCACACTCGACGCCCACGTCCACGATAGCGCTACACGGATACGCCCGCACTACCTTGAGGTCTGGAACAACCGGGCTGATCGTAAAGATTGTCATGTCACACCTGGCAGAGGAAGCCCACACCCGCGCTGCCAGTACCAGCAGCAGCCTGGAGGCTGTCTCCGATTGCCGGGGTACGCGACGACGCGAGTAGGAATGCTGCGATGGGATGAGCAGCGCCACCAGACACCGCGTCGGTAGCAATGCCCCAGTTGGCCGTGCCTGGCGCGGACGTGAACGGTCCCCAAGTGATCAGGGATGTGTTGTAGATGACCGAAGGGCTCGCGCCAGTAGCGGCCACGGGGCCATACGCCTGACGCGCGTACGCGCTCGCGGTAGGCAGCTCATTGATACTGGCCCCGGACATGAGCACCTCGGTCGAGTTGAGCACACCCGAGGTCGCTGCGCTTGACAGCGCCAGGTAGGTCGCAGCTACGGCAGGGCTCTGGGCCTTCAGGAACACTGCGTTGAGGGCCTGCTGCTGCGCGTACTGCATGAGCTGGCCGGCTGATAGGAGAGTCATCATGCCTCCACTAGCTGGAAGGTGCTGTCGAATATGTCTGGTTCAACCGTTGTGATACGGTTGATACCGGTTCCGTCGGTCCACTCGATGATGGGCCATTCTGAGTCCTCATCGAATGCGATCAGGGTGACCTCTTGTCCATCCTTGAGGTCAAGTTCCCTCATCTCTGCGGTCAGGGGCTCGCCCTTGGCCAGCTCGCCGAAGCCAAGGCCGTCCGCATGACCGAATGCGTACCTCTCGCCTACGTTTGCCATTACTTCTTGCCTCGCTTCTTTGCGACCATCTCTCGGAATGCGTCCTCACGCTTCTGCGCGTCGGACTTGTTGCTGTCGTCCTCCTGCTCTTGATCCTCGTCGTCGCCCTTGTCGTTCTGGTCTTCTGCGTCGTCGGCCTGCTTGGCCTTTGCCTTCTTACTCGTTGTTCCGGCCACTAGCTTGTACTCCCGTCTGAGTTCCAGTTGTCTGGGATGAGGTTCCGCGCGTTCAGGGCGTTAGCACGCCTGATCAGGTAGCGCCTGATCACCGAGTGATCGCCCTTGCCACGTCCGACAGCGCGGATTGCCTTCTTGAGGTACGCCACGTTAGGCGTCGGGTAGCGCGGAGCCCCACCGCTCTTGCTGGGCAGTGCTGCGCCCTTGCTGGCCGCTGCCTTTCGCCCGGCTGCCGTCTCATGAACTGGTGTCGTTGCCATGTTCTCTCCAGTATTGATCCCAGGCAGCTCTCGCTTCCTTGCCGGTGAATGTCTCTGTTATACGGTTCCACTCATCTCGCAGTCCCGCATTCGGGCTCTCATCGCTCACTCCGCGCAACACCGGCTTAGCCAGACAGCTACAGTAGTCGTGAGCGCGGAAGCTGGTATTGCCGGACTTGAATGGTCCCTTCGCAGCCTGTGCTGCGCAATACGAACACGCGGTCGGACTAAGCAGCCTTTCCCAGCCCGTCGCGAGCGGGTCGCGAGCTACGGCCGCAGTCACTGTATTCCGTGCGCCGTTCAGGGCGAACCGGGCACCAGCGCCAGAGAGGGTGTTGCGCGCTACCTCCGATGCTCTGCCCGGTTCCTCTCCCTTCGTGTTCAGATGATGGTAGAAGGTTCCGTTTGCTACGGAGCCCGTCATCCGGTGGAGATGCTGAGCATTGAACGGTGCTGTCCGTACGACCGGGAAGTCGAGGCCATGGACAACATGTAGGTTGCGGTAATACTCAGCAGCGTTAGCGGCCGATCCAGCGTAGGCCTGAGCAATCAGTATCTTGAGGATCGGCCCCATGTCCTTCCAGCTCGCTGAGAACCGCTCCGGGTCGATATGCGCATCCCACATCGCCCGGATGGAGTTCTTGACGTATTCGCCGAGGGCACCCTGATGGCTCTGATGATGTGCATGAAGCGCCCGTGGAGGGTTCGGCGCGATAGCCGCGAGAGGACCCGACGTGCCAGTGAATATAAACCGGCGCGCTCTAGGGGCTCTTGAACTAGGGTTCCGGCTAGTCGTCCCAGGGTCCGGCTTTTCGCGACCTCTAATCGCGTCCCGGTCGGTTTGCGGCTTCCGGTCGAAGGTCGTGTCTTGGTTAATGGACATTCACGCCTCCGCCACCAGTAGCTGGCCGGGCCGACCGCGAGCCGGTCGTCTTGGTGATGTCGCCCTGAGTCCCGGCCGGTATCTGAACGGGCACGGTTGCCTCGACCCCAGTGCCGGCAACGTTCGATGTGAGACTGGAGTACTGAGGCTGAGACTGCATGGCTGCGGCCACGGCGTCCTTGACAACATCCTTGGCCTGGTACTCCTGCTTCGCGCGTACCCAGGACGTGACGTCATCGGCGGTCGCGCCAGGGATGAGTCGCCATAGCTCTTCAACCGGGATACCGAGCATCTGGGCAGCCTTGCCGAGCCCGTCGATCGTGGCGCTGAATGCCCTCGCGCTAGTGTCTCGCCAGACGACCTCGCCGTTGAGGTCATTCCAGCCCTTCTTGTCGCCAGAGGCGAGAGCGTTGAGCCGGAAGCTGTTCCGCCAGGGGTCGGTCAGAATGGCCTGTAGTTCCTCGACCTTCCGGTCTAGACCATCCCGCGCGGCGGCCAGCGCTTCTGCCGACAGGTTCGCAATCTGCCCAAGGAGGTGATACGGCGGCACCTGCGAGATAGTAGACATGTGCCGGATACCAGCCTCGCGACTGTCGATGTACGGCTGCAGATGCGTCTCATTGAACTCACCGAACTTGCTGGTCGGGTCCTCGGCCGCCCAGACACGATCGACGCCTGGCTGGAACGGAATCTTGGGGCGTCCTGACTCGTCAGACGGCGCCATGCCCGTGACCCAGCGCTGCTTGAACGCTTGATACTGCTCGGCCATCATCAGGTTAAACGTAGTAGCGTTGATCTGGTCCTGGACCGGGATGAGCGGCTCGACCTCGCCTGAGCAGTCAGTCTCGCCGTCGAGGTCGGCCTCATAAAGGAACCGGACCACCGGGCAGATACCAAGCCCGTGATTCATGATCGGGCTCACACCGTTGAGGTACGGGTCATTGGGATCGGCCATCTGGAGGCTGAGATGAGAAACGTTCGTCACGATGCCGCTCTGCTTGCTGACCAGGATGTATCGCATCATGTCGTCGTACAGCGTTACTATCACGCGCTGTTCACTCGGCCGCATCGGATTACCTGTGACCCGCGCCTCGATCGCTACCTGGGGCCACTCGTCGTCAACGTCGTCAGCATAGAAGGCCGTCATTCGACGCGGGCTGACCGGACGCATAACCGGTACATTGTCAGCCTCTAGCTCTTCGTCCCGCGCCATCTCGCCGGGCAGCACCACTATGTACGCAGACCCGTACTTGCTGACAGACCGGTGAACGCCGTGCTGGCGGGATATCATCCGGTTGGCGCGGAACACGTTCCAAGAGTCTTCAGGGTCGGTACTGGATGCTGTCTCAACGGTCGTCGTCCCTGACGGCTTGTAGCCATCTACGTGTAGGTTCTCCGAGATGACCGAAACGACGAGCGGCAGAAAGTTGCGCTTGGCCTTCGACATGATCCAGCGGTACTCAGCATTGACGCCCTTGGGCGCGTACGGCTTGGCATGGTTGCCCACCATGTACCGAGCGATCTTGTCAAGTCGAACCTGCTCCATGCCCCGGAGCTGCATCATCTGCTCGGCCAGGGTACCAACCTCTGCGATATCAACTATCATGAGAAGCTCCAGACTTGCCTCTTTGAAGCACGCTCGGCCTCTTTCTTCTGCTCCTTGAAGTTCTTGCTCGACAGGACCAGTCGGCGAGCGTGACGAGCTATGATCATAGCTACACACGCGTCAATCTTGCGTGATGACTTCGGGCTCTCCTTGGCGATGCTGATACCCCAGCGGTTCGGCCGACGCCGAGCGTTGATAACATGGCGGCCGAGGAAGCTGTCGCCGTCGTGTACGAACGTTCCCGACTCAATCTCGCCGAGCACCATCTCACAGGCCATTGTGAACTCGGCGATGTGAGAGCGCATGTCCCAGGCTACCGGCTGAGGGTCGCGACCGGCTGGTACCGCCCAGACCGGCAAGTCTTCCTCGAACAGGTCACGCCAGGTAATCTTGGTGTGCTCTTCCCACTCGTTCACATCGGCGAAGAATGCGCACACGTTCCAGCGCTTGGCTGCGGCCTCGACGGCTGCGTTTACCTCCGCGACAGGGATAGGGCGTCGCCCATCATCAGTCTCCCATACGCCTAGGCTGAATGTAAATCCGGTCTTAATGTGACAGCCGATCAGAGCGGTGGCATCATTGATGCGACTGCCGTCAAAACCCATGGTGATATCATCACCGTCAGCAATATAAAAAGCTGGATCAGCGAGCTTAGACCAGAGCTGCTGCGTAGTCCATGCATCCTCGGCCGCCTCCGGCCAGTTCAGATAGTACCGCTTCGAGACATCGAGCGGGTTCTTTGGAGACAGTATGCGGTTCTGTACGATATCATCCACGTCGACCCAGTAGGCGTCACCGTAAGCGTGCTGGACACCTCGCTCAATCGACTTGTCATCCTCAAAGTCAGTATCAGGCGGAGCCATACGAGAGTCGTAAAGAATGCGGCCACGTCCGCGCAGCCGTCCCTCTTCTTGAGCGACCCAAGCATCAAAAGTAGACTCAGCCACTGATTCCTTGCCGGGCTCCCAGGCATTGCTCGTCTCCAGTAGTCGACTGCCGGACTTGCCGACGTTGCGGTCGAGGACCTCGCTCAGCGCCTTGCCACCGTTGACGGGCAGGAAGCTCTCGGTCTGGTCTAGGATAGCAAAAGTGACCAGGGCGCCTTCCTCAGTGACCGGGCTTGACGTGATGACCATGAGCTGCCCACCACCCGGTATGTGGAACACAGTCTTACCTGTCTCGACATCATAATCTCCACGTATGCGGGATTTGGGAGGCAGAAGTGCGCGTACCATACGCATTGTATTGACATTTGCCTGGTCATGACTGGTAGCGGCAATTTGCACGAGGGGCATGCCAACGGGACGTCCAACGCACCCTCCGAGCACACGATTATCAAAGTCCTTGAGCCTAACTGGTGCGAGTAGCTCGATCAGGCTCATCACCGCTGCAAATGGTGACTTGCCAGCGCCTTTTGGGTAACGACGCACTCCATGGTAGAAGAGCCAGCGCCCGTTCTCATCGAGGGCATACCACCACAGGATAAACCTGACCTGGCTCTCGATGAACTCCCAGCGCTGACCTGTGTACTGGCCGTCGGGCTGGCGCAGGTACTTGCTGGCCCAGTGAATGGCCTCCCAGCCGAGTGTCAGCTCTGGGATACCGTCGGGTATTGTCACCGTACGATCGCGCGGAGCTATCAGCTGGATGTCCTGTCTCATAGGACACCTCGGCGCACGCGATGAGCCCCGCGCGGGATGAGCATGTGGATGAGCAGTATTGTCCATCCGAAGAACAGTGAAGCCACGAATAGGCATGACAGTGCGAGCGCACACGCCATGTCAAAGGTACTGTCGCCCCAGCGCATACCTCGACCCTTCCCTGCGAACGGTTGAGGCTAAAAACCCCTGGTCAGTTCGTTCGGGTGTTCCAGAGTGTAGTCGCCTAGATCACTCGCTGGGACTATGGTCTTCTTGTCCTCTGCCAGGACCATGGGCACGAGCCCATCGTCTCCCGCCTGGAATGTGACGACGAGCGACATTGCGCCGTCCTTCCAGTTGACGTACCATCCAGTGCTGTTCATTTCCAGCCCTCCACCTGATCCGCTTTCCCCTGGCAGGCCTGCTGAGCCTGTGTCGCCCTTTGGGCCTTGTGGCCCTGTAGCGCCCGTAGCTCCGGGCGGTCCTTGCGGTCCTTGTGGCCCCTCTGGGCCTGGAGGTCCTTCTGGTCCTGGAGGTCCCTCAGTCATTGTCTCTCCTAATTGTGCGTGAATTGAACCGACCTTGCCGTGAATGGGTAAGGCTACGGGATGCACAGAACAATCGAAGAGAGACCATTGCCGAGAGCGCCTGCGCCGCCTGCTCCCAGAGCAGTAACGTTCGCGCGGGCTGCGCGGATCTTGACGTCTGACGCGGCGGTAATCCAGCCGTCGCCGGTGACACTTCCGCGAGCGGTCCAGGTGGTGTTATCCGGGCTCGTCTCTAGAGCCACGACACTGTCAGGGACAGGGCTGCAGACACGCAGCGTGAATGTCCTGAATGTATTACCCGCCCCCGCGTCATGCTTAACGGTTCCCGGCCCTGTCGCAGCATGTACGTTCTGCGCATAGTTGGTCATGGTGTGCTCCCATTGCCCTATGCCGATGGGACAGAGTGCAGACGGCCTTGCCATCCTTGGACTGCCTCATCAGCTGCCTTCTCATCCTCATCTTCTTGTACGGGCTCTACCAACTCTACGCGGCTGCGCTTACGGTCGGCAAGGGTAGCACCGAGCCGTTCACTCAGACGCACAAACTGCGCCAGGATACTGGCGTTGTGTGTTCTCAGGAATACGTTGTAGGCATCAGCCGCAGCGACGGCTGTTGCCCAGTCGGACGGTTCCCAGAACTCTGATTGCCCGGAAATGCGGAGCGAGTTGTACCAGCTCCGAGCTTTCGGGTGCCAAGCCTTATCGGCTGTCGGGATTGGGAAGTCTCTGCCAGATGACGATCCGCTCGTCACCTTGATGAAACGTGGGTCATCGCCGTGGCCTGATCCAGCACCCGTCCGGTCTGCTGGCCTCTTCCTCGGCGTTGGCATTAACTTCCCTCCTGTACGGTGCTAACCTGGTGACCCTCGGCGTCCACACTGTATGTGAGGGGCAGCGTGACCACTTGGCAAGATCACCAGGTCAGCACGTCGGCTAGTATACCGTACGAGCGTCCGCGAGGTCTAGACCAGGCGTGATGGCCCTCGCGCGATACCGCGCGTACGCGCGCCTAGATGACGCGGGTTTTGATATGCCCGGCCTTGACCGCGGTGTCGATATATAGCTGGTATCCGACTGAGCGCGCTCGACGGCAGAACGTGAAGTCCTCGCCGAACAGCTGGGTTCCCTCAAACTCGTGCTGGAACCAACGGTAGGGTGTATTGCCTGGTATCTTCTCGAACACCTCGCGGTGGATGAGTAGGCATCCCGCGCCAGTCGCATCTGCCTGTACCAGCTCTCCTGGCTCCCACTTGTCATTGACAATGTACTGGCCTGCGCCACCGACCCCGAAGTCAGCGATCTTGTTGTATATCTGCGGAAAGATGGGATCGGCAGCTACATAGATGAGTGCGCCGATGAGCTTCTGTCTCCGCGCCAGCAGTCTCTGGACTACGAGTTCGGGCAGAATGATGTCTGTGTCGACGGAGAGAAACCACTCGTAGCCGGTGGCCAGGAACTTGTCGACCAGCCAGTTGCGTGCAAGGTCCACGTGCGGCTCTGAGTACTTGCCCTGGACTACGGCCCCGGCTCTGGTCGCCTCCAGAAACACAGACTCCATGAACTCGCCGTGTACCATCGTCGGCCTGACGTAGCCGATCATCACACCGCCGGTCATGATATGATCCCTGCTGCTACGGCATCCCTGACTGCTTCCTCGACCAGGTCAAGCCATTGCTGGCGTCCGTCCTCTGGGACTCCGAAAGCCCAGCCTGCCTGGACACATGTGAGTGAAGCCAGCTTCTGCTGTAGAGGCGTCACGTGGCCCGCTCCTTGTCCTTGATCTGCGTATAGATGGGGTCTGCTACCAGTCTGACGTTCGTAAGGCCAGTCATGGCCGGGTCCTCGATGACCTCGCGCACGGTCTCATGGTCCAGAACACTGGTGACGTAGTCCTTCATGCCTGGAGCGCAGTATGCGACCACGGCGCTGTTTGGATCGATGACCATGATGCCCCTTCTGATAGATAGAGACAAGGCCGGGAGTCCAGCGCATCGTTCAGCGCACATGCAACGCGGATGATAGGTCCCGACCTTGCCATGAGCCTAGTATAGCGTACCCGCGACACGCAGATAACAGGCAGGCGGGTGCATGTGCAGAGCATGCAAAATTGCATCAACTTTCACACAGCCGCAGCTTC